ACCCCGACGACCGTGGACGAGATGCTAAGTCGAGTGGGCGAACTCCGCCCGATCGACGAAATCCGCATCGAGGCGGATGGCAAATACTGGCGCGTCACGGGACGTCGGAACGGCGGCGACGCCGAGGGCGTGGTGGAGCAGCCGGCGGCCCCGACGTCGGGGTGGCGTTCGCCGGCGATCACGCACTACGACCTCAACGACGACATTCCTTTTTGAAATCGCTCATGAAACCTCTCAACGTCCTGATCGGGTGCGAATACAGCGGGGCTGTCCGCGACGCCTTCATCCGCCGTGGCCACAACGCCATGTCTGCCGATCTGCTTCCGACCGACGCACCCGGCCCGCACTATCAGGGCGATGTGTTCGACGTCGTCGACTATCCGTGGGACTTGGCCATCTTCCATCCGCCCTGCACGCACCTCGCCGTCTCGGGGGCGCGTCACTTCGAGGGCAAGCGCCTCACTGGCCAGCAGCAGGCCGCGGTGGCGTTCTTCATGCGCCTGGCGAAGCTGGACATTCCCCGCATAGCGATCGAGAACCCGGTCTGCATCATGTCCTCGGTCTGGCGGCGCCCCGACCAGACGATCCAGCCGTGGCAGTTCGGGCACGGCGAGACCAAGGCGACCTGTCTCTGGCTGAAGGGCCTTCCGAAGCTGACACCCACGGACGTCGTCGAGGGCCGCGAGGCGCGCATCCACAAGATGCCGCCCAGCGAGGATCGGTGGAAGTTGCGGAGCCAGACCTATTCCGGCATCGCCGACGCCATGGCCGACCAATGGGGCGGCTGGATTGAGGCCGGGTGCCCCGGTGAACGAGTGAGCGTTTTCGCATGACCGACGAACCCGCCCGCCACAGCTTCGAGCCCCAGACCCTCGACGAGGCCGCGCACATCATGCGGGCGGCCCAGGGCTCCTATTGCTACGTCTGCCGGCGCGAGCCCGCGCCCAAGAACCTCACCTATAAGCACCTGGCCGTCTGCGGCCGCTGCGCCAGCCACGCACCCATGAGAGAAGCCATGAACGACGTTTCCGAGACCGAAGCCGCGGCCCTGCGCGTAGGGATGGATCGCGCCGGAGAATATCTTGCGTCCATCGGCAAGTTCGATCTTCGTGATCTCTCAGACGCCGAACTCGACGCCTTTTCCGCGCACATGCTGTGTGGATACAGCGAGGCCATGGCCGAAGCCGCGAGAGCAGCGCCGCCATTCTAGGCGGCTCGCGCTCCCCGCTCCTCTCGCACAAGGTCTCTGAATGTCTCCCTTCGCCGCCGCCGGTGATCGCCTCCGCGACAACGGCCTCTCCGTGATCCCCATAATGCCGGGAGCCAAGGCGCCCGGAACCATGACGCAGGGCCAGTGGCGGCTCGAGCACGGCTGGTCGCGGTTCTGCGACCGCAAGCCGACCGACCTCGAGATGAACGTTTGGGAGAAGTGGCCCGACGCCGGCATCGGCGTCGCCCTGGGTGCGTCCAGCGGCGTGAAGGGCATGATCCTCGTCGCGGCCGACGTCGACACGGACGACGCCGCGCTCGTCGCCGCCATGAACGGCGTCCTGCCGCCCTCGCCCGTGCGAAAGCGCGGCCGAAAGGGCGAGTGCCGCTTCTACCTGGCCCGTCCCGCCGTCATCAACCGCAGCTTCAACGTCGGCGGCGAGCGCGTGCTGGACCTGCTGGCCCATGGGCGGCAGACGGTGCTTCCGCCGACGATCCACCCGAGCGGCGGGGCCTATCACTGGATCACGCCGGACACCCTCGAGACCTACGATCTCGCCGACCTGCCCGTCCTGCCCGACGACATCGGTGATCAGATCGCCGCGGCGCTCGCTCCCTTCGGCTATCAGCCGCCCGTCGTCCACGCCAAGGGCGAGGCCAGCCTCGAGGGCGAGAGCATCCATCGGGCGCTGAACGACGCCGCGCTTCAGAACCTCGACGCCTGGGTGCCGGCGCTCAACCTCTACAACTGCACCCGCTCCGGCGGCGGCTATCGCGCGACGGCGCACTGGCGCCCGTCCGCGTCCGGTCGGCACATCTCCAAGCGCGCGGCGAACCTGTCGATCGACCCCCACGGCATCAAGGATTTCGGCGACGCCGACAAGGGCTACACTCCCCTCGACCTCGTCATGGCCGCGTGCGGGTGCGATCTCGACCTGGCCTTCCGCTGGTTGCAGGAGCATGTCGCACCTCAAAAGCCCGTAACTCTGGCCCTTAAATCCATGGCCGAGCCCGAGGTTCCGGCCGCGCCGAAAAGAACGAACCTGGCGGGCCTGGTCGATCCGAACGCGGCGGTGGTGGCCGAGGTGTCGATCCTGCATGAGCCGGCTCCGCTGGGCCCCGTCGTGCCCGACGCAGCGTGCTTCCCGCCCGGCGTCCTGGGTGAGATCACAGAGTGGATCGTCGCCAGCGCCGACACGCCGTCGCCCCAACTGGCGCTCGCCGCCGCAATCCCCACGCTGGGTGCGTTCATCGGTCGGCGCTTCGAGGGTCCGACCCGCGCGCGGACGAACTTCTACACGGTGGGCGTCGCACCCACTGGCTTCGGGAAGAACCATAGCCCGACGTGTTGCTCGACGCTGGCCTATGAGGCGGGCCTGCAAAAATATCTGGGGCCCGAGGATATAAAATCAGACAGCGCCTTCCGTAAGCTGCTCGAGATCAAGCCCAGCGTCGCCGTCCTGATGGACGAGTTCGACGGCTGGATCGGGAAGATTCTGGACCGCAAGGCGGCCGCCCATGACCGGCGAATGCGGGACATGATGCTGACGCTGTTCTCGCGCGCCAACGGGGTCTATCACGGCTCCGAGGGCGCGACCGAGAAGGCCGTGCCGATCATGAACCCGAACCTGTGCATCGGCGGCGCGACGACGCCGGGCAAGCTGTGGAACACCTTCTCGTCGGCCAGCGCCGAGGACGGCCTGCTGCCGCGCTTCCTGATCTTCGACGTGGGCGACGCGCGCCCCGAGATCGTCCGGCCGAAGGCCGACCCCAGCCAGCCGCCGGCCGCGCTCCTGGCCCGACTGCGGGCCATCATGGACGTGCGGCCCAAGGGCAACCTGAACGGCGTCGGCGGGATGCCGAACAAGCCGATCAGGGCCGAGTGGGGCGTCGGCGCCGAAGAGTGGTTCATGGACTTCCGAACCTCGAAGCGGGAGGAGGCCATGTCGTCGGGCGGGATGCGCGAGATCGTGGCCAGCCGCGAAGCGGAGCACGTCGTGAAGCTGGCCCTGCTCTACGCGGTGGGCTGCGAGGCGGAGAACCCGGTCATCACGACGGCGGCGCTCGAATGGGCGCGGACGGTGGTGACGTGTTCGGCGACGGCGCTCCTGGGTGCGCTGGAATCGCGCGTCGCCGACAGCGACAAGCAGGCGGAGTATCTGTGGGTGTTGCGCCAGGTCCGCGAGGCGGGCCAGTGGGGCATCCCCGAGCGCGACCTGATCCGCGCGATCCGCGGCAAGTTCGACAAGCGCCGCTACGACGACATCATGGGCCAGCTTCTCGCGGCCGAGGAGGTCTACCGGGACGTCCGATCGGGCGAGAAGGGCGGGCGGCCGACGCAGCGGGTGTTCGCCAAGGTGGCGGTGGACGAGGCGGCGTAAAAAACCCCGCCGAAGCGGGGTTTTCTCGTCAGGCGGGGGTGGGTCTTATTTCGACTGCACCGTGACCTGGCTCGCGCCTGACCGCGCGACGATGATGTCGTCGCCCAGATCGGGGATCGCGGCCGAAGCGTAGACCCGGCGCGCCGAGACCACGTCCATCGCTTGTCGCGTCTGGTTGTCCGGCGTGACGACGAGGGCCATGGACACCAGTTCGACGCCGCGCTCGGCCAGAGCCTTGTTGATCGCGCCCATCAGCACGTCCTCGGACTTGCCCTGGTCGAAGTCGACGATGTCCTGTCCGATCAAAGACGAGGTGACGGCCTCACGGATACGCCGGTCGATGATGGTGTTCTCGGCGCTCTCGTATTTCGACGCCGAGTTGGCCTCGCCGTCGCCCTCCGAGTTCTGGCGACCCAGGTAGCGCGCCTCGGTCAGGAACTTCTTGCCATCCACGATCGTATATTCGTAGCTGATCGAGACGTCGGCCATGACACGGTTGGCGAAAGAAGTGCGGAACTTCGCCTCGCCGGCCATGGGGTAGCCGGGGATCGTGACCTTCAGGGCGCAGACGCCGACTCGGGCCGGGACGGCGCCACCCGGCGGGATTTCCTTCCACCTCACGCCGCAGTCGTCGGAGACGTAGGTCTGCATGTTGGAGATGGCGCGGTCGCACGCCGCCGTGGCGAAGGACAGGGCCGCTACGGCGGCTAGGGCTAGGATTCTCATTTGGGTGATTTCTTCCAGATGAAGCGGGTCGCCTCATAGGCGCAGTAGAGCGCCCAGAGTGGCCCCAGGATGATGACGAAGATGTTGTTCAGGACCGGCGCCGTCAGCCAGTATTGTCCGATCACGACGACACCCCACCAGACTGTGCCGAGGCTGGCTAAGGTGGCCAGAACGACGATGGTGGCGGTCACCCGAAGAAGGTTAAGGCGGGCCTGCATTAGGACGTCTTCTTCTCGGGAAAGCGGGTGTTGACGTGGTCCGACACGCGGTCCAACCCGCCGGCGCTCGGGACGTAGCCGTTCGGCGGCGGCGTCGGGCCGGGGAAGCGCGCGGCGACTTCGGGCGTGACGTAGGTGAATGTGTTCTCGCCGGGTGGGAACGCGACCGGCTGCTGGGGCTGGCCCATGGTTTTTCTCTCCTATTCGGACCTGAGCGTCCGGTAGGGCGGCCACCTCACGGATGGCCGACCAGCAGGGGGCTCAGGAAAGAATGCAGCGAATCCGGTTCGCGTGCCCTTCGACCTGCTCGGCCATCTGGCGCGCGGTCTCGGCGATGCCGACCGGCACGGCCTCGCCCAGCGCCGCGATCATGCGGGCTTCCATGGCGAGTTCGCGGGCACGGGCTTCGAGATCGGCCGCCAGGGCGCGGCCGCCGGCGCGGGCCTCCTGAATGGCCGCGGCGACGCTGGCGCGGGTGTGGATCGTGTTCGACGTCAGGGCGACTACGTTGGTTCTCATTGCAATCTCTCTCCTCTGCAATGGAGCCACCATACGCGACCTCATTCCTACGTCAAGGAATAAAATCGCGTATGGCGGACTTTTCCGTCAGGCGGCGTGCAGCGTCGCCGGCCGGGCGCGGCGGACCTTGCCGTCGTCGCATTTCACGTCGGCGAACCTGGAATCGATCGCCTGGATCGCGCCGGTCTGCTGGGTCGGATAGCGGCCCGGCGTGGTGAAGGTGACGCGCTGGCCAACCTGGAAGGTGGTGCTCATGGTGGGGAATGCTCCTCTGCTAAATCCCAGACTTACGGTGGACTTAGGCGGACTTATCCGCGAGGCGCTTTCGGTCGCTCTGGATCAGGGCGGCGAGTTCATCGCCGAAGGCGGTGCGGGCGTAGCCCGTGGCCGTGCGCGTGAAAATCGCCTCGCCCAGGTCGCGGAAGTCGCGCCAGTTGCCGGCGGTCGGATCGACGATGACGTCGCGCAGACGGCCGGCGATGGTGGTCAGGGTGTTGCGGCGCAGGGCGGAGTCGCGGCGGACCTGCCAGTGGTCGAGAAGCGCCTGGGGGTAGGGGCCGGGGCGGTGCTCGATGTAGAGCGCGGTCGCCTCAGTTTCCGGGAGGCGCCGCGGGTCGGTTTCCTCGAGCCAGAGGGTCATAGGACGCTCATGCTCCCGGCTCCGTCTTTTGCAAGAACGCCGCACAAAAGCGCCCGTCGTCTTCCGACTTCGCTCGCGCCCGCGTCTCGGTCATCCCCTCCGGGATGTGATGCGATGCCGCCCAGTAGGGGATCGGAGGCGTCCACATGCAGTAGGTTCGGATTTCGACCTTCTCTTTCCCGAAGAGCCGCATGGCGTTAACGACGGTTTCTCGTTGCCTGAAGTGCTCGCAATTACCGCATCGCCGGTCATCGACGCTCATGCTCCCGGCTCCTGCTTTGCATGGGCGGCGAGGGCTTGGCGGATGGATTGCGCCCGTGCGGAGTGCGCGACAGATCGGGCGCAGAGTGTGCTCTCGTCGGGTTCCTTGCGCGCGGCGGCTTCGCGGGCCGTTTCAAACAACCCCTCGGCCTGCAAGTCGTGCCAGGCGCGTTCGGCCTCCAACGTCTTCCGCAGATCAGCGGCCTCGGCTTCGGCGCGTTCTGCCCGCGTCAGCAGCCATTGAACGAGGCCGACCAGTTCGTATTTGCCGTGGCGGTTGCCGACCATTTCGAGCGCGGTCATGAACCGCTCGTGGCGCTTCGGGTCGTCTGATCTCGTCGGGTGAACGGCGCGCACAGCATCGGACCACTGGTCGTCACGGTCGCGCCAATGCTTCGGGTCTGACAGCGCCCGCAGCCCCTCAATCTCGGCCTTCGCGGCTTCCAGGGCATCGGCGGCGGACTGCTGAAGTTCGCGGAAGTAGCGTCGACCCTTCTTCGTCAGGCTGGCGTCGTAGCGGCCGGGGCGCGGCTTCGTGATGAGGCCGTGTTCCATGAGGATGCAGAGTTGCGTGTGGCCGCCTTGGTAGCCGACCGCATACTTGCGGACCCCATCGTTCACGACCTCGCGCGGCGACATTGTGCCGAAGTTGGCGTTGCCGTGGACGCGGGCGACCTCATCGTCGCTGACGATTTCCCGCAGCCGCTCGATCAGCCCATCCACAGGCAAGGGGGAGGGATCACAAACGGGGGGTTCCGGCTGGTGGGCTGGCTGAATGTCCTGTGCCCACTTCGGTTCGTTGCCCTTGAAGTCGCGGAACCGGACTTTCGGATCGCCACCGTGGTAGGTGACGTATTCCGCCTCCGACTGCTGGGCGGCGGGCTGGGCGAGGGCTTCCGCGACCTCAACCCAGATGGGGTGATGGTGAGACATGACGCCTTCGGGTTGGGCGACCATCAAATCGCGGAACCGACGCAGAAGGTCCGTCACAGGCCCATGCCGCAGCACGGAGGAGGTTGGGGTGGTCATTGGATAGCCTTCCATTGGCGGTGGCGGCACTCGGTGTCCGAGTCTTTGCGCCACGTTATGTCGCGCTCCAACGACACGACCTTTTCGTGAAACGGGCCTTGTCCCCAGACCTGAAACCGGATCGTCACGGCGTCGCCGTCTTGGCTGACGACCTCGCATTTATCGACGTCAGGACCGGGCATCCCGACGATCCACAGGACTTGTTCGCCGGGGAGAAGCTGGAACACCGCAGAGGGGGTGGTCGTATCAGTGGTCATGGGGTTGGGCTTTCGTGTGAGCAGCGCAGCCTGGGCAGATCGCCTTTCGGCCGCGACCGAGGGTCCAGCCCTCATCGCGCGCCGCAGACCGGGCGGCGGCAGGGTTCGGACCCTGCGGGTTGTTGTTGGCGTCAGACCAGCACAGCGGGTTGAGGGGCTGGCGCGGGTCGGTTCCCGAAATCCGCAGATCGCACATGACTTCGCAGTAGAGGCCCATCACGACCCCTCCCCTGACCTGACGGATTGAAGGGCGGGGGGCTCAGGAGCGCGGGTGTTCCATGCGGCGATCGCCCCTTCAGGCGTTGCCTCTCGCGCGTCCATCCAGACGCCACAGTCCTCGGCGCACTGGACACCGTAAAACCACCTTCCGGACCATTTCTGTCCCGCCACTTCTGCGCGGCCCTGACAGAACGGGCACGGCTTCAGCACCGCTTCATCATTCCCCTGCATTGGAGGGCTCCTTGGGTTGGAGGGCTTGGCGGGCGTTCACCCCGCCCGCCCCAGGCGCTTGAGCACAATCATGCGGAAGTCGTCGTCGAACTCGACCGCGGCGCACTCGTGCGCGATGTGGCGGATCACGCCGACGTCATCGCTGAAGGGGCCGACGACCCGGTCGCCCACGGCCAGCGGGGCGTCGGCGATGACCTCGATCGCGGTGGCGTGCGGCACGGCCTGGTGGTGCAGCCAGGGGCCGGCGTCGGTCACGACGTCGCCGCGTGGGTTCACGCGGCCCTCGACAGTGACCCGAACGCGGGCGCCTGGCCGCAGATCGCGGGCGACGTCGGCGATGGCGCTGATCTTCGGTGCTTCGTCGGCCGGCAGCAGGCGGAAGGCGGTGATCGCTACGGACTCGTGACGCTTGGCGTTGTCGGTCTGTGTGAGATTGGGGATGCCGCCGAACACATTGCCGTTCTTCGATTTGAACTCGAACTTCGAGACGTCCAGCCCTTCGGGCCAGGTGGTGAACGCCACCCAGCCCTCGGCGTCGGGGCGACCGATGAAGGTGTAGCCTTCTGCACGACGCTCTCGGAGGTCGCCATCCTTGTCGACGAAACGGACTAGGCTGCTTCCGCCTTCCGTGATGGTGAGGACGTCTCCGGCGGCCCAGCCCCCGCAGCGGCTCGTGTCGTCCCACTCCGCCCGCACCAGATCGCCCGCCCGCAGCAGCTTCGCGGTCCCTTCAGTCAGGGGGACGCCGATGGGCGGGGCGTCGGGGGTGGCGATGACCGGGGCGTCGGGGCGGTGGACCAGGCGGACGGATGCGCGAACGTTCTCGGCCGGTTTGCCGATGAAGCGGCGGTCGCCGTCGAGGTCGATGGTGGGCGCCTTGCCACCATTTTCCGGCGCCTTGATGACGTACCTCCGGCCGGGGCGAACGGCGGTGATGATGGGTTCTTCGACCCCCTCCACCACGTCGCCCGGCCGATACTCCACCGGCTCGCCGGCGCGGGCGATCAGGGTGAAGGTGCAGGTCGAGTGGGTTGCGGCGTCGTCGCCGCGATCCAGCTTGATCCCTTGGCCGAGGTCACGCACCTCGCGCACGGCCGCGACGTCGCCGACCGCGACGCCGAACCAGGGGGCTTCGTCACGCCGCACCACGTCGCCCACCATCGGCGTCTCGCCGGAGGCATAAACCTTGCTGGTCATCTGAAATCTCTTTGCTGTTGATCTAGGAATGAAAACGTAACTTAGGAACGAAGTCAACCGATAAATCAGGCGGCGGGGCGAACCTCATACGAGGTCGGGCTCGTGCGCTTGAGCATCTGGCCCAGGCGCTCGCCGAAGGCCATGTCGTCGGCCGTGAAGTCGTCGCCCTCCGGCATGGGCCGGTCCATGACCGCATCGAAGGCCGCGTAGGCGTCGGCCAGCTTGCCCGAGAACGGGGCGCCGTCCCAACGGGCGGCGATCTTGCCGTCGCTGGCGCGAACGATCCGCAGGTAGCGGGAGCCGCCGATCTTGCAGAGTTGCAGCGCCGCGCCGTTCTTCTCGCGCTTGGTGGTGTAGGTGTGGGTCACAGCGTCACCGCCCGGCCTTCATTCCCCAGCGCCACGTCGGCGAGCGCGGCGGCCCAAATCGACGTCATCTCGAGCCACGCGGCGCGGTCGTACTGGCCACGCTTCGTCTGGTTGCCGCGCGCGAAGGGGCCCGTCGCTTTCTGTCGGTGGCAGGTGTTGATCGAGCCGCCGATCATGAAGGCGAAGGCGTCGGTGAAGCGGGCGGGTTCGCGGCCGTAGATGTACCAGGACACCAGGCCGCAAGCCATGCTCTCGCCGTCCAGGTCGCACTTGGATTCGACGCCGTGAACCTTGGCGCGGACGGTGACGCGGCGCTTGCCGTACACGTCGCCCTCCGGTTCGATCGTGACTTCGGCGGTGGGCGCGATGGAGCGGAGCGTAGCGGCCATTTCTTCGGCGGCGGCGTGACGGCTCTTTTTCGTGGTGAAGCTGACGGTGGTCATCGGTGTCTCCTATTCGATGCGGGAATAAAACCACGCATCGGGGAGGGTGTCAACGGATAAATCAGTCGGCAAATCTCACCTTGCCGTCGTCGCCAAGCTGGACGGTCAGGGGCGGGAACTTGGGTAGGTCGCCGCGCTGGCGGACGCGCCAGAAGTTGCGTCCGTATCTGGCGTCCACGATGACGGTCGGCTCCGCCACGAAAGCCTCACAGTCCGCGATGATCCGCGCGAGGGTTTCCGGGGCGAGGTCGGCGAAGGCGGGTTCGCGGTCGCCATCCCAGCCCTGGGCTCCGGCTATGTCGGCGCGAATGTCGCCATAGGACGCCGTAAACATCGCCTCCACATAGCCTTGCGCGAAGGGCGAGAGGTCGCGCCACGTCATGAGGCGTCGGGCGATGCCCTCCGGCGCGCTCCATATCGAGCCCGACGTGTCGAGGGTGAAGGCGGCGCTCATTTCGCCTCTCCCATGGCCAAGATCGCGGCCCAGGCCAGCTTCACCAGACGCGGCGAGCGGACGCGGGAGCGATGTTCGTTCAGGTAGAACAGGGCGACGGACTCGCTCTCACCGGCCAGATGCACGTTCACGGCGTGGCCGGAGGCGGAGGGGCGCAGATGCAACCCGGCGGGGGTGATCGCGTCCAGCGCCTCGCGGGCGGCGTCGATGCTGGATCGGCCGGAGGCTCCGACCCAGCGGTTTACGGCGCGGGCGAAGTCGTCGGCGGTGGGGGTGGGGGTGGCAGCTTCGAGGATTGCGGCGATACCGTAGACCCTGGCCAGATTGGACAGGGTATCGCGCTCGAAGTCGGTCATCTCGGGGGCGGCGGTGGTCATGGCTGAAATCTCCTAAAGCGATGAAGGAATAAAACCACATATTCGGGCGGCTGTGTGTGAAACTTTTGTGACAGCCTGTCTGCGGTGGTTTGTGGCCAAAATGTGTTACCCCCTTAAACACAATGGAAACCTACCTAGAAATAATCCTTATATATCATATATATAGGTAGGTTAGATTTAGTATAGAGGGTTTAGAGGGGGGAGCCTTTTTATATTTGGTTTTATTCCCGTGTTAGCAGGAGTCTCTATAGGCTAAACCCCGTTTACCCCGAAACCCCCCTTTACCGCCGCCCCTCAGAACCGCACCCACGACGGGCACGGTTGCCCCGCCTTCGCCGCGTCGGCGGCCCCATACCAGGCGGACGCCTCGGCATAGTCGCCGCGCCAGTCGGCGCGGATGGCCCGATCTAAGCACCGCTCATAGTCGGGGCGGGGATCACCGCGCGGGCCGACCTCGGGACAGTCGGGAGCCTCGGCCCGCTCCGACAGGTAGACGGGCCCGCTCGCGTCGTGGCAGGCGTAGGCCACAAGCTGCACGTCGGGCGCCGGTTCGCAGGAAGCGAGCGCCAGGGCGGACGCGGCGGCGAGAAGGGCGCGGCGGGTCATGCGGGCGGATTCCAGCGGGAGTCGTCGTCGGCCTTGTGCCAGACGGTCGCCCCGTGCTCGGCCGTGATGTGGACCGAGTAGGAGCCACCCGACTTGCGCGGAGTGGCCGCGACGATGCGGGGAAGGGTCAGGGCGCGTTCAGCGAGCGCGCGGGCTTCGGTTCGGTTCATCGGTTGGCCTCACAGGTCACGGGCGGGCGCTCAGGCATCAGGGCGAGGCCGGCGCAGAACAGGGCGGCGAAAAGGGCGGTCACGGCGGCGTCGCGCCACAGGCGGGCGGTCATTGGCGAAGCCAGCGCGCAACGCGCCCCTCCGATGCGATGAGAAACCGGCCTTGGCCGTCCGCTTCAACGCTTAGGGTGTGGCCGGGGAAGGCGTCGCGCGCGGCTGAAAGAGCCCGCGTCGTCTCGTTGACGCTGTATCGCGTCGCCAGTTCTCGCTTGACGGTCAGGGAGTAGAGCGGGGCGGTCATTGTGCGTTCTCGAAAATCGGCATCATGCGGCCCGTGAACCAGCCGACGACGGCGCCGGGCGCGTTCTCGTCGCGCCAGCGGGTCGCGGCGTCCCATGCCTCGGAGCGGGTCATGATGGCGAGCGGGAAGCGCGCCAGATAGCGGGCGCCGTCGTGGACGATGGCGGCGGCTTGGCCTTGGATCGGGGCGTCGCCGCTGTTCTGGCGTTCGGTCAGGATGGGCGGCACAGACACGCCGCGCGCCTTCTCGATCACCTCCGACAGGCCGTCGAGACGGGCGGACAGGTCATCGCGCCAGCCGGAGCGGCCCGAGTCCCATTCTGCGATGATGGCGGCGAGGGCGTCGGCGGGTGTCATGGTCAGGCTCCAAAGGCGAGGGCGGGGAATGGCGGTCAGCCGCGATGGGCCGTGCCGTGGTTGGACTTATCCAACCGGCCCGTGGCGGGGTTGAAGAACCACGCCGCGCCGTCGCGGTCGCGCATCAGGTAGACGTTGCCGTGCCTGATCTCGACCGAGAAGGACTTAAGCGTCTCGCCGTTCGCCCTCATGTGCGACCGATCGAAGAACACGCCCCCGGCGGCCTCGTGAGCGGCCTTGATGGCCGATACCGTCCACAGCTTGCGAAGGGTGAGAGTCTGCGCCTCTTCGGCCAGATGTTCGGCGTAGGACTCGGCCAGCATGGGCGCGACGGCCTTGCGGGTCGGCACGTCGAACGACCCGCCGTGCGCTTTGGCGTACCGCTTCGCCGCGTCGTCGGCGGCATAGCCCCACAGCTTGAGGGCGAGCGCGGCGTCATACGTCCCGGCGGCCTTTTTCTTCGCCAGATTGGCGATGATCGGCAGGATGCGCGAGCGGTACAGGTCGCCGTCGTTTTCAGCGAACAAGGCCAGTTCGCGGGCGGCTTCCATATCGGCGGGGCGGTTGGTCATGGCGGTCTCCATCGGTTGATGACGGAATAAAACCGCATGTCATCCGCCATGTCAACGGATAAATCCGCTTGACGTGCGTTTTTATTCAGGCATGATGGGCGCATCAGAAATGGAGTTAACGAGATGACCAGCACCCCCATTCCCGCCGACGAGGCCCGCTATTGCGCCGACCGCAACGGCTCCGGTCCCGGCTGTAACTTCCGCGTCTATGTCCGCGATGAGTCGTGCTGGAACTGGACCCGCGAGGCGGCTTATCTGGGCACGGAACAAGAGGTGCGCGAATGGTGCGCGGCTCGCGGCCTGAAGCCGGTTTATCTGGGCTAAGCCCGCCACCCAACCCGCCGCGACCCCTAGGCCCGCAAGGCCTAGGGTTTTTCGCATGGCCGCCGCCGACCGAACCTCAAACCGCATTCCCGAATGGCGCTTGCAAGCGGAGCAGGTCGCCGAATGCGAGGCGTTGCTCGCCGCCGGCCACGCCTTCGCCTATGCCGCCGGGCTAGAGGGCGTGAGGCTGCACCCAGGCCAGCGCGACCTTGCGCGCGCAACCGGCATGAAGGCCGGGGAGCCGGACCTGCGATTCTACTTCCCCGGCGCTCGCCTGATCCTGCTGGAAAACAAGGCGGACGGCGGCTCGCTCAATGCCGATCAGAAGGCCCGACACGCGCTCTTGCGCGGCCTCGGTTTTGACGTGCGCGTGGCGAAGATGCGGAGCCTAGACGAGGCCCGCGCGGCCGTGCGCGCCATCGTGCAGGAGGGTGCGCCGCTTATGCCCGAAGGCGCATAGGGCGCGGATATGCGGAAAATCGCATGACTGAAATCGTCCTCACGCTCGACGGCCGCGATCTGCGCCGCCTAAACAGGCTGGCCAGTGTGTCGCGCGTCATGGCGGCAAAGTCGCTCACGTTCACGGCTGAAAAGGCCGTGCCCTACTGGCGCGCGGGTCACAAGGTCTTTCACAAGCGGCGGACGTGGATCGACAAGGGCGTGAGGATGCGCCCGGCGTCGTCGGGCAACCTAAACGCCCAAGTCGGGAGCGTGGACCGCTACATGGGGCGGCACGTCGTCGGGATCGGGGAGGAGAAGCGCGGCAAGCTTTTTGTTCCCACCTATCCCGGCGGCGCCATCTCGCGCGTGGGGACGCATACGCAGGTCCGCCGGACTTTGCGGAGCGCGGCACGGTCCAAGCGTAAGCCTTTCGTCATTGAGACGTTCGGCGGGGCGCTAGTCGTCAGACGCAAGGGTAAGAGCCGCCTTCCCCTAATCGTCATGGGGAAGCTGCAAACAGGCGCCGACGTGCCCGAACGGCTCGACGCGCTCGAGATAGTCGCCGGCACCGTCCGGCGCGAGTTTGGGCCGATATATGGGCGGCTGCTAGTGCGATGGGCGGAGACGGGAGCGGTTTAGGCTCCCGCGTCCCGTATCTGGCGATTGAGGCGGCCCAGGTAATCGAGCGCCGTGAGGGCGTCGTAACGCTCGCCGTTGACGCGCTCGACCGTGGCGCGGTCGAAAAACTCCGCGACCGAGTCCAGCGTCCCCTTGCGGACGATGATCCAAGAGCCGCAGCCGTGCGGCAGGTCGGGAATGATGGGGGCGGCCATTAGGCGACTCCCAAGGCTTGCCACGCAACGCGCCGCATTTCATCCATAGTCACGCGGAGCGAGGGCGAGGGCGTCAGCCGGGGCGCGTCCTTCGTCTCGAGCGTGACTTGAGGGAGGGAGTCGAACGCCGACCAATCGCAATACGTCAGCGTTTCAAAGGCCGCCGCAACGGCGAGTTTATCCGCCATGGTCAGCTTGCGCGGGAGGGCGGGAAGGATAGAGTCGACGCTTGCCCCGCTCCGAAGATGCGTCAGCCGCCAAAAGTCCGAGTCGTTCATTCGGACGACGGCGAAGCGGGTGAAGGCGCGGCCCTAGAACGTCTCGACAACGTCGCAACGGGGCAGGTCCGACTCCTCGCGCGCATAGAGCGGGCCCGCCGCGCCGTCGCATCCGAAGGCGACTAGGCGCGGCATGGGGACGGGGTCGCCGCTCCCGCCGTGCATGGCGGCGCATTCCGAGTCGGTCGCGCACTGGCGCGCCAGCTTCGCCGCGTCGGCGGCGATGATCCAAGGCGCGGACGCGAAGGCGAGAAAGGCGGCGAAGGGGAGAAGGTGACGGCGCATGGCGTGAGTCCTTGTTCGGGAGGGGATGGGGCTTAGGCGAACGTGTCGCCGTGTTCGCGCGCCTCGGCCTCGGTCATGGGGCCGTCAGCGGCGAAGTCATGCGAGTCGATCACGACGAACCATCCGTGCATCGTCTCGAAAACGTCGCCGGGGCGAAGGTTGACGATTTCCGCCGCAAGCTTGTCCGCTTCATCTTTAGTGGCGAAGTCTGCTACGGGTAAAGGATCGGCGCGCTCGCCTCTCGGAGTATAAAATACCGTCCATTGTTCGGCGTCCTCCGCTTCGCACGGAACGAACCAAGTTTCGTCTTCGCCGCTGGGCGAGCCCATGTCGCGCATGGGGCTGACGTTGAAGACGCTGGGGGCGAGGGTGGCCATGGGCGTGAGTCCTTGTGCGGGAGGGATGGGGTTAGGAGAGGGCGATTTGATGCGAGCCCTTGCCGACATAGCGGACGGTCGCGGAAACTTCGCGCCCGCTGGAAAGGCGGGCCGTGAAGGTCGCGCGGGACTTTTTGACCAGCGACTCGACGTCGTGGCCCTGCGACGCCAGCGCGCGCCCGGCTTCCCATGCCTCAAAGCAATCCGACGACCAGATATGAGGGCATTGAGCGCCGGGCGAAGCGAGAACGCCAGCATTGAAGGCGTCTCGGATTTGCGGGTGAATCTTGGCGGTCATGACTGCGACTCCGTTCTTGATGCCGGAATAAAACCACGCATCCCGCACCCTGTCAACCGATAAATCCGGCGACGCCATAGAGGCCGCGCGCCCTCGCGCATACGCGCGCGCATGACCCGCCGGGGCTGCTAGGTCAACCCCGCCCGGCGACGATCAATCCGACTGACGCCTAGGCCCCGCCCCGACGTGGCCCATAACATTCGCTTATGCAAACGAATGCAAACGCACTTGCCACTCATTCGCAAATAGGATGATTGTCCTATGTGTCATCCATGCAACACATGACCTAAGTCATTGATTTAATTGACTTTTTTAGGTTCTCCCAGGGGCCGTGCGGGTGCGGGTGACGGGCGAACCCCGATCTATGGCTAGCTGCAAATGTGAAAAGTCGATTTGTTTCCCGCGTCAGGCCATGAGCGGAAGCTATCAGAATGGCCCATGGCGACCGAAAACGCCCCATCTGGCGGGCTTTTCGGGGGCAGACTTGTCTTCTCGGAGAGATTTCGCCCGGAAGGCAAGAATGATCGTTGGAATCTGCGGCTTGGCTGGCTCCGGTAAGAGCACGGCCGCCGGCGTGCTCGAGCGGTCGTTCGACTTCAACCGCCTGGCCTTCGCCGATCCCCTCAAATCCATGCTTGGCGCGGTCGGCCTGACCCGCGAGCAACTCTATGGCTCCCAGAAAGAGGTCGTCATGGACGACCTGGGGGTCACGCCGCGGCTCATGATGCAGACCCTCGGCACGGATTGGGGCCGCGAGCAGATAAATCCCGACATCTGGGTCAAGCTGTGGACCCGGAAGGCCCGAGCCCTAGTCGATGCGGGCGCGTCGATCGTGGCCGATGACGTGCGATTCCCGAACGAAATCGAGGCGATCAGGGCCCTGGGGGGCGTGATCTGGCGTGTCGAGCGCCCCGGAACGGCGAAAATGGCCCATGCGTCGGAGAACGCCGACCTTCCCTATGACCGCCTGCTCGTGAACGACGGCACCGAGGCCGATCTGTCGTGGTTGGTGGCCGGGATGCTCGAGCGATGAGGGTCAACCGCGCCCAACTGGCCGAAATCCTCGGGATTTCCAAGCCGACCGTCACCGCCTGGCTCGACGACGGCCTGCCATACACCCGGCAGGGCTCCAAGGGCGTCGAGTGGGAGTTCGAGACCCGCGAAGTCATCGAGTGGTACGCGGCCAGCAAGTTCCAGAACCGCGACGGCCGGGCCAAGACGCCTCGGCAGAAGGCCGCTGACCCGTTCAACGAAGACATGATCGAGACCGAAGACGAGGCCAAGGCCCGGAAGGAGCGAGCCCTCGCCGACAAGCACGAACTGGACGCCGCCGAGCGCGCCGGCCAGTTGGTCCCGATCGACGAGGTGAAGGCCATAGTGGTCGACGAGCACTCGCGCGTGCGCTCGAGACTCCTGGCCATACCGAACGCCGTCCGCCCGATCGCCCTGACGCACCTGAACAACGACCGCCCGGCCTCCGAGAAGCTGGTGTCGGCTGTCGAGAGCGCCATCGTGGATGCCCTGACCGAGGTCTCGTCCTATCTGGGCGAGAGCGCGGATCATGACGTTGGCTGAAGCCAAGACCTACGGCGTCGTCGAGCAGAACCGGGACGCGATGCGCGACCGGCTGCGCGTCGCCGTGCGCTCCGGCCTGGCCCGTGCCTACACCCCACCGCCGAAACTGACGCTGTCGGAGTGGGCGGACACCTATCGCTACCTCTCGGCTGAGAGCGCCGCCCTGCCGGGCCGCTGGCGGACGTCGAACGAGCCCCTGGCCAAGGGCATCATGGACGCCGCGTCCGATCCCACGGTCGAGAAGGTCACGGTCATGATGGCCGCGCAGTTGGCCAAGACTGAACTGATCCTCAATCTGGCCGGCTACTTCGCCCACGGCGACCCGTCACCGATCCTGCTGGTCCAGAACTCGATCGACGAGGCCGAGAACTTCTCGAAGCAGCGCCTCGACCCGATGATCCGCGACACGCCGGTCTTGTCGGCGATCTTCGGCTCGAACGGCAAGACGCGCGACGCCTCCGACACGCTGCGGAACAAGGCGTTCCCCGGCGGCTACATCGCCCTGGCCGGTGCCAACGCCCCCCGCGGCCTCGCCTCGCGCCCCATCCGTGTCGTCCTGCTCGACGAGATTGACGGCTACCCCAAGGATGCCGGCCGCGGTGGCGGCAAGGGCGAGGGCGACCCGGTCGCGCTGGCCGAGAAGCGGACGACGACCTTCTGGAACCGCAAGATCGTGCTGGCGTCGACCCCGACGATCAAGGGCGACAGCCGGATCGAGGCATCGTATCTCGAGGGCGACCAGAGGCGCTTCCACGTCAACTGCCCCCATTGCGGCCTGCTTCAGTCGTTCAAGTGGAAGAACGTGAGGTGGCCCGAGGGTCAGCCTGACAAGGCGCTGTACCACTGTGACGCGGACGCCCACGATTCCGAGACGGGCGAAGTCGGCTGCGGCAAGGCGTGGACCGAGGCCCAGCGCCAGGACGCGATCTCGGCCTCCATGCTCCGCGCCGACCACGGGTGGATCGCGGCCAAGGAGTTCCGCGGCCACGCCAGCTTCCACGCTTCGCAGTTGGCCTCGAAGCGCGTGCCGCTGATGCGCGTCGTGCGGGAGTTCCTCGAGGTCAAGGACTATCCCGACCGCCTGAAGACCTGGGTGAACACCGTCCTGGGCGAGACGTTCGAGATCGGCGGCGAGCGCGCCGACCCGACGACCCTGTTCGGGCGCCGGGAGAACTACTCGTTTGACCCGCTGCCGGAAGGTGTCGGCATCGTCACCGCCGGCGTCGACATTCAGGGCAACCGCTGGGAGTGTGAGACCGTCGGCTGGGGCGAGGGCGAGGAGTCGTGGTCGCTCGACTACGAGGTCCACTACGGAGACCCTGGCTCGTCTTCGTTCTGGGAGGCGCTCGACGACCACCTCCTGCGGACCTTCCGCCACCCCTACGGCCCGACCATCCGCATCGACACGGCCTGCGTCGACTCCGGCTTCGAGACCCACAAGGTCTACGACTTCTGCCGGCCGCGATTCTCGCGCCGCGTCTTCGCCATCAAGGGCCCGACGAGCAGCATCGGCAAGCCGATCTGGCCGAAAAAGGCGACGCGCAACGTCGCGAAGCAGACCGACGTCTTCCTGATCGGCCTGGACGACGCCAAGTCGGCCACGCAACGCCGCCTGCTCCTGCGAGAACCTGGGCCGGGTTACTGCCACTTCCCGAAGAACGAGAAGTACGACGAAGCATACTTCGCCGGCCTGACCATCGAGAAGCGGATCACTAAATACAAGTTCGGCCGCGCCTACAACGAATGGCACACGCCGGATGGCGGCAGAAACGAGCCTTGGGACTGTCGTATCTATGCCTTTGCTGCGCGACGTTCTTCGCCTGTTGACGTCTCGCGCCGCCTGGCCGAATGGCGTGCTATGATGAACCGCAAGGACGCGGCCATCGAGCCTGCAAAGGTCGCGCCCGTGCCCGCCAGCCGCGGCCGGCGCGTCAGAAGCCAAGGCTTGACCGCTTGACCTCGCGAATGAGGCCATCTATGACTTCATTCCCATCAGGAGGAAAGAATGCAAGACGGTGAAGTTTCGGCGTACATCACGACCGCCCGCGAGAAGCTGGGAGACCTGTGGGGTCTCGGCCGCCCGCTGACGCGGGCCGAACTCGCCAGGGCTCTGAAGCTGTCGCCGCGCTACGGCGGATCGCACATCTCGAAGCTGGAAGACGGCAAGAGCGCCCTGTCGGGCCCGATCGAGGTGGCCGTCGAGATGATGCTGGCCGGCGCCGTACCGCCGACGATGAAGGACATCGTCAAGCCGGGTTACCCGCGCGGGGTCCAGACCTAACCGCCACCCGAACCGCCCACGGGAATAGTCGGCTGCGCCGTAGTGTGCGGACATGCCGACGCCCGTCATCGGATCGCCGACCTACTATCGAGACTCGCTCGCCCAGGTGAACGAGGCCATCACGGCTGTCTCCGAGCGGGGCCAACGCTACCGCATCGGCGACGGCCCGACCGGCCGCGAAGTCTGGCGCGGCGATCTCGAGTGGCTCTACGCCGAACGCCGCCGCCTCGAGCCGCTGGCCCAGAATGAAGCCGCCGGCCTGACCCGCCGTCGCGTTCGTCGGGCTGTGCCGCTATGAGCCTGCCGAAGCCCAACCTGATCGAGCGCACGCTGTCCAACATCGGCTTGGGCGGTTTCGCCGCGCGCAACTACCAGGCCCGCCTCGCCTTCTACGGCGCGGGCCAGTACGCCGGCGCGAGGTCCGAAAAGACCTCGATGCGGAACTTCAACCCGGCCGCGGGCTCCGCCGACAGCGATTCGCTGGGCGACCTGCCGGCGTTGCGGGCCCGCTCGCGCGATCTAACCCGCAACGCCGGCCTGGCGCGCGGCGCGCGAAACACCTCGAAGGTCAACGTCGTCGGCCGCGGCCTGCGGATGCGCTCGATGCTGCAACGCGAACTGCTGGGCCTGTCCGACGCCCAGGCGGAAGCGTGGGAGGACCGCGCCGAAGTCCTGTTCGACCTGTGGGCCCGCTCCAAGTTCTGCGACGTCACGCGGACCCAGAACTTCTATGAACTTCAGGCCCTCGCCTTCCTCGGCGCCTTCGACAGCGGCGACGTCTTCGCCATGCGGCGCTACAAAGAGGGCGGGTCGTTCCTGGCGCTATGCGTCCAGATGATCGAGGCCGACCGGGTCGCGACCCCTGACGACGCCGCCGGCTCCACCCGCGACATTCGAGACGGCGTGGAAGTCGACCGCGACGGCCAGCCGCTCGCCGTTCACATTAGGAACACGCACCCCGGCGATGATCTGGTCCGCACGACGACCTATCGCCCGACCGACCGCGATTTCGTCCGCGTGCCCGTCATGGGTGAGAACGGGACACCCCTGGTCATCCACCTGTTCGACAAGGACCGGATCGGCCTGACCCGAGGTGTGCCGGCGCTTGCGCCCGTCATCGAGAGCCTGAAGCAACTCGATCGCTACACCGAGGCCGAACTCATGGCCGCGGTCGTGTCGGCCTTCTTCACGGTCTTCATCAAGAACACCGAGGGCGGCAGCGACATCGTCGGCGAAGGCGAGACGATCGGCGGGCCGCCGCTGCCGGCCAATCAGGTCGCGCTCGGCTCGGGCACAATCATCGAGGGCGCACCCGGCGAGGAGCCGACCGTCATCTCCTCGAACCGGCCGAACCCGAACTTCGACCCCTTCTGGCTGGCGATGGTCCGTCAGATCGGGATTTCGCTCGGCATTCCCTACGAAGTGCTCATCATGCACTTCTCGTCTAGCTACACCGCCTCGAAGGCGGCTCTGGAAGTCGCGCGCCAGTTCTACCTCGAGCGCCGCACTTGGCTCGCCCGCAACTTCTGCCAGCCGGTCTACGAGTGGTTCCTGGCTGAGTGCGTCGCCCGCGGCATCATCGAGGCCCCCGGCTTCTTTGAAGACCCGATCCGCCGCGCCGCGTGGTGCGGATGCGACTGGATCGGCCCGGCCCAGATCACCCTCGATCCGGCCAAGGAAGCGAAAGCCGCCGAGGCTTACGTCGACCTCGGCATCAAGACGCTCGAAGAGGTCACGCACGAGGTCACGGGCGGCGACATCTACCGGAACCTTGAAGTGCGTGGCCGCGAGGTGGCGCAGCGCAAGGCCCTGAAACTCGACATCTCGCCGGCCAAGCCGGCCGTTCCGCCGCCGACCCCGGCGCCGACGCAAGGAGGAGCCCCCAATGCGGGTTCTTGACGCCGCCCTGACGACCACTTGGGCGATGGAGCCGAACGCGCTCGAGCGATTCCTTGAAATCGCATCTCGCCAGAACGAGGTGACGCCCGAGGCGCTGGAAGCCTATCGGGCGAAGTCGCTCGACCGCGCCGAACGCGCCAAAATGCGCGACGGCGTGGCGATCATCGAGGCGATCGGCCCGATGTTCCAGCGCGCCAACCTCATGACCGAGATGTCGGGCGCGACGTCCTACGCCAACCTGCGGCGCGATTTTCAGACCGCCATGGACGACCCCAAGGTCAAGGCGGTGCTGCTGAACGTCGACTCGCCCGGCGGCTCCGCCCTGGGCGTGAACGAACTGGCCGAGGCCGTCTACCAGGCTCGCGGCAAGAAGCCGATCATCGCCTATGTCGGCGGCATGGGCGCTTCCGCGGGCTACTGGCTGGCTTCCGCCGCCGATCGCGTGATCGTCGACCCGCTGGCCGTGCTGGGCTCCATCGGCGCCCAGATCGCCACGCTGGACACGACCGCCGCCGACGAGAAGCGCGGCGTCAAGCGGTTCCGCTTCGTCTCGTCCGTCTCGCCCAACAAGAACGCGGACCCCGGCACTGAGGCCGGCGACGCCGAAATCCAGAAGACCGTCGACGCCATGGGCGAGGTCTTCGTGGAGGCTGTGGCCCGGAACCGAGGCGTGGACACCAAAACCGTCCTGAATGACTTCGGGAAGGGTGGCACTTTCGTCGGTAAGGATGCGGTGAAAGCCGGTCTGGCCGACGCGGTCGGCGACTTCGAGAGCGTGCTGGCGGAACTCTCCGCTGGTCGCAAGAAGACGCAGGCCGCCGGATCAACTGCTCGTAAGGGAACCTCGATGAGCGACACCCCGGCCGAACCGGCCATCGAACCGAAGGCGGAGACGGTGGACGCCGCCGCTCTCGTCGCTTCGGCCCTGGCGGCCGAGCGCACCCGCATGGCGGGCATCGACCGCATCGCCGCCGCGCACGCCGTTCCGGCCGACGTGGTGGCCAAGGCCAAGGAAGACGGCACCGACGTCGCCACCTTCGCCCTGGCCGTCGCCGATCTGGCCGCCAAGGCCAAGGCCGACGCCGGCGAGAAGCAGATCACGGCCCTGAAGGCCGACGAGGAGAAGGCCGGGAAGGTCAGCGCCTCGAAGGACAACGAGCCGACCGAAGCCGAGGCCCGTGAGGCGCTCGTCAAGAACATCGTCGCCGCCGCCGACCTGGCGGACGGCAAGTAAGGGGCGCTGACAGATGAGCACCGACTTCTCGACCATCAACGCCTCGGGCCTGAACGCTGAGGGCACCTACACGCCCGACAAGCTGATGGATCGCGACACGATCCAGCGCAAGGGCATCATCGACACCGGCAACCTGGCGCGCGGCGCCCTGCTGGGCCAGATCGACGCGACTGGCAAGTACGTCCTGTCCCTGGCCGCGGCCACGGACGGCTCGGAAGACCCTGTCGCCATTCTGCTCGAGCCGGTTGACGCGACCTCGGGCGACAAGGAAGCCGCCATCGCAATCGCCGGCCGCTTCAACTCGGGCGCCATCACCTTCGGCACCGGCCACACCGCGGCCAGCGTCGACAAGGTGCTGCGTGACCGCGGCATCTACCTCGAAACGATCGTCGGCTAAGGAGGCCGGAAAACCACCATGGTCGACATCTTCGATCCCTATGTGCTGAACCGCGTGGTCGACGAACGGGTCGACGACACGCAGTTCCTCGTGAACACCTTCTTCCCCGAGGTCGCCACCTCGGAAGAAGAGACGATCATGTTCGACGTGACGAATGAGCGGAAACTCATCACGCCGTTCGTGTCGCCGCTGATCGAGGGCAAGCTGGTCGCCGACCAGGGCTACGCCACCAAGTCGTTCCGTCCGGCCTATGCCAAGGACAAGCGCGTCTTCGACCCGAACAAGGCGTTCCGCCGCATGGCCGGCGAGCGCATCGGCGGCTCTATGACCCCGGCCCAGCGCCACCAGGCGAAGATCGCCTTCGCGCTGGACGAGCAGATCACGATGCTGAACCGTCGCCTCGAGGTGATGGCCGGCGACGTGCTGGTGAACGGCACCGCCACCATCTCCGGCGAGCGGTATCCGACCGCCGTGATCGACTACGGCCGTCGCGCGGGCAACCGCAAGGTGCTGACCTCGACCGCCCGCTGGGGCGAGTCCGGCGTCTCGCCTTACGACAACGTCGAGGCGTGGGCCCAGGAAGTCACCGACAACACGGGCAACGTGCCGACCGACGTGGTCATGACGGTCGACGCCTGGAACCTTTATCGCGCCGATCCGAAGATCGAGAAGCTGCTGGACACCAACCGCCGCGAACTGGCCGATGCCAACATCGCGACCGGCTACGTCCCGCAACCGCGCGCCGGCGTCGTCTACCGCGGCCGCGTGGGTTACCTGCGCTTCTGGACGTACACCAACTCGTACACCGATCCCGAGGACATGCAGACCAAGCCGGTCCTGCCGGCCTACACGGTCCTGATCGGCTCGCGTGACGTGGATGGCGTTCGCCACTTCGGCGCCATTCGCGACGAGGACGCCGGCCTTCAGGCCCGGCAGTACTTCGTCAAGTCGTGGGTCGAGCCGGACCCCAGCCGTCGCTTCCTGCTGATGCAGTCGGCGCCGCTGCTGGTTCCGTACCGCCCGAACAACCTGCTGTCGGCGACGGTGCGATAAGATGCGGGTCCGTGGGAAAGGCGCGGTCCTGATCGGGCACGGCGGGCTTCAGAGCCCGCCGGAACCCTTCATCGAAGTCTCCGAGGACGAAGGCCGGGCCCTGATCGGCCTGGGCGTCGCCGAGGAGGTGGACGTCGTGTTCGTCGAGAAGACCGACGAGACCGAGGCTGCTGAAAAAGTGGATGGCGAGGCTTCGGATGCCGGGTTGGCGGAGCCTGTGACGCCCTCGGCGGCGGAAGAAACTCCGCCCGCCGAGACCTTGGAGCCGGCGCCCCCGGCCGAGGCTGAGATCGCCGACCAAGGCCAGCCGCTCGAGGGCACGAACGACGCCCCCGTCGAGCCGGCCGAACGCGACGCCGCCATCCTCGAAGCCTTCGAGATTCTGGCGGACGCCGACATGGTCAAGACCGGCGAGCGCGAAGGCCGCCCGAAGGTCAAGGCGATCGAAGACGCCACCGGCTTCGACGACGTCACGGTCGAGGAAGTCGACCGTCTGTGGGCCGCGCGCTCGGAATGAGCGGCGGCGACTAGAGTAGGAGCGAGCCGGGATGGCCGTTGAAAACGACGCCGACCGGCTCGCCTTCCTCAACTCTGACGACTTCGCCGTCGAGGCGACGATCACGCCGAATGGCGGCGATCCCATCATCGTCTCCGGCATCTACGACGCCCCGCACCTGACGCGCGGCGTCACCCAGAGCAACGGCTACGACCACCAGGCCGAGGTGAGCGGGAACAAGCCGCAGTTCCGGGCCCGCTCCTCTGACTTGGCCGCCGTGAGGGCTGGCCGCGCGCTCGTCTCGATCCCCGGAGTCGGCGACTTCAACGTCCACGACACGAAGCCGGACGGCACGGGCATGACGGTCCTGCAACTGATGCGAGCCTGACGTGGCCCACCCTCGCAAGATCATCCGTGCGTCGGTCAAGAACCGCCTTCTCAACATCACCACGGCCCAGGATCGCGTTTTCGACACGATGACGCCGACCGTGAACCTCGAGACGATGGTGCTCGAGGAGGGGCCGGTCATCTTCGCCTACACCCGCGGCACCACGAAGGTCGAGTACTCGACCAACGGCGCCGACACCTGGGCCTGGCACACGGTCGAAATCGTGATCGAGGCGCTGACCGCGGCGAAGCAGGGCCAGAGCATCGACGACAGGCTGGACGACCTGGCCGAGCAGATCGAAGCCCTCCTCGAGAACCACACCGTAACGGAGTTCCCGAGTGGAGACTTCAACCTGACCGAGGCGCAGATCGACGTCACGGACGGGCAGCAGGTCGTGGTCGGCGGCATCTTCATGACCTACGAGTTCCGCTACCTCGTGGCTCGCCGCCCCGACACAAGCCAGGGCTGGCTCCCCGACGAAGACCCTGAGACTGACGGCGAGCCTTCGGGCGGGTCGGACGGATACACCCTCCCGCCGGGCCCGACCTCGCCATCGACCCCGCCCCGCGCCGGCGACGAGTTCATTCACGGAACCGAGGCCCTCTGATGTTCGGTCTCGAGCGCGACTGGACGCGCACCCAGGGCGTCGGCACGCCAGAGCAGACCGAGAACGAGCGCCGCCTGGCCGACGTCGTGAAGTCCGGCAGGGTGATCGAGACCGACTACGCCAAGGCGCGCGTCCGTGTCGGCATCGGCGATCCCGCGGATGCCGAGGGCTACATTAAGACGGGTTGGCTCCCCATGGCCGGCGGTCGATCCGATGAATGGAACCCACTTCAGGTCGGCGAGGCCGTCATGGTCCTGTCGGAGTCGGGTGACTTGCCGAACGGCGTGGTGATCCCGGCCACGATCTACAACGAGGATAACCCGGCCGTGGGCGACCGGGGCGACCTCTGGCGCAAGGACTTCCGCGACGGATCGTCGATCGAGTACGACCTCGGCTCGAAGACCATGAAGACGACGGTCGGCGGCGCGACCACGACCATCACCGAGGAGCAGATCGTCCACGCCATCGGCGATGCGACGGTCACGATCCAGAACGGCTCGATCACTCTATCAGCGGGCGGGCAGACACTTGTCGTGGGCGGCGAGGGCGCTGTGTCCTCCGGCCGCATCAGGGGCAACGACGGCCTCGAGATCGACGGGCCCATCTTCACGCACAACGGCGTCGACGTGGGCGAAGAACACCGCCACGAGAACACCCAACCTGGCTCGGGCCTGTCTGGCCAGCCGCAGGGTTAGGCGACCCAAACCGCCACGCCTCTAGGCGCGGCCCCGGTATTGTGGCGTCATGACCGATACCCTGTTCCCTGCTCGCATTCAGGACATCACGCCGGCCGTGGCCCTGGCGCGCACCGACCTGTTCCCGATCGGGCAGGACGACGCCTCGCTCCGCAGCGGTACGCTCGACCTGCTGATCCAGTTCCTCATCGAGCAGATGAGCGGAATCTTCAGCGACGGCGAGGACGGCAAGTCGGCCGAACTCCGTGTGTCCGCCGGAAAGGTCCAGTGGCGTCAAGCCGGCACGGTGACATGGATCGACCTTTTCACCCTGACCGACGTCCAGGGCCCCAAAGGCGACAAGGGCGACCCCTTCGCGGTCGACGCCCAAGGCAACATCTCCGAGCGAGGAGCCTACAACGCCGAGGATGAGGGCTTCTCGTTCCTGGCCCTCGACGAGGGCCTGCTGTATTTCCGCCAGGGCATCACGGGCTGGTCTGCCGGCATCCCCTTCGGCAAGGGTGACAAGGGCGACCAGGGCGATCCTGGTATCGACGGCGACGACGGCCTCAACGTCGAACTGGGCCGCACGGTCACGCATCTTGAATGGCGTTACGCCGGCACGGGGGGCGCGTGGACGACCCTTGTGGCGCTGGAAGACCTACGCGGCCCGGCCGGCTCCGACGCTTCGGTCACTCAGGCCAACATCACGGCGGCGATCACGAACGCCGAAGCCTTCCGCACGGCCCTGGGTCTCGGAAACGCCTCTCTGCGTAGCGTCGGAACCACGGCCGGCACCGTTGCTGCGGGCGACGATTCCCGCATTGTCGGCGCGGCGCAGAAGTCGGAGTTGGCCGCACCGGACGGCTCGGGCGGCCTGCTGATCCTGCACAAGCGAAGCAACAGCGGCACCTTCGCGCGAACGCTGCGTGGCTGGGGCGCGATCGGCGGCGAAGACTCGGTACTGCATTGGGTCGACCCCGATCTCGACGCCGAAATCCTCGGCGGCACGTCGATGACCAACATTCGCGATCAGCTTGCCGCCGCCCTTGCGGCCATGGATCGGGCCTTCTTCCCCGAGGGCGCGTTCCGCGTCAACGGCATCCTGAACGTCCATGCCGGTCAGCGCATTGACTTCCAAGGCTACAAGACCGTCATTACACAGGGTCTCGCATCAACCCCGACATTCCGCGGACACCAGGCGGACGGCTTGGTGATGAACCTCAATCGCGGGCGCATCTACGGCGAAGGCACGTTCGGCGGTAACCCTGGCGGTCCTTGGACCGGCAACACCTCGTCCGAAGATCGCGGAATCTGGCTGACGGACAGCGACTATGTCTCGATCGACCGCGCGCACATCTTGCGGTGCGGTCACGCCGGCATTCTCTTGAACGGCTGCAAGTTCGCTATGCTGACCTTCCCCAAGGTGGTCGGAACTCATCGCCTGGGCTCTGTCATCAAGTATCCTGGGGAGGTCGGCGACGGGCTGGAAGCGAACTATCAGATGGGGATAAGCTTCGTTCACAGCGCAGCCTACGGCCCCTGCGAAGGCTTTGAGGTTGTCGCGCCGGACATTTCTGGCACGGCGCAAGGCATTCTGGATGAGTGGGAGGACGGCCCGCATCCGGCCGTTCCGCGCACCGTCCTTGGCGGCATAATCCACGACATCCCCGGCCAGCACGGCTTCTACATTCAGTCTGGCAATCTGAGCATCCTCGGCACCGCTCTCGAGTGGATCGCCTTGTCTGGCGTGAAGTGCCAGCTTGGCGGCGGCAATGTCTTGGACATGGAAAACATCGTCGCCAAGGACATTTGCGGCTATCAAATCGGGTCGCAGTTGTTCGAGGTGGCCGTAGTGGCGAACGCCTTGGCCGAGGGCAAGAAAATCCGCAGCGTCAAGTTTGAGGGTCGCGCCAAGAAGGTCGCCCGTCTTATGTCTTCGGGCGACAACGTCGAAGACCTTGAGGCGCATATCGCCGGCGAGGACATTTTTGACGCGATGGTCCAGCTTCAAGGGGGGGGCATCAAGCGTCATCGCTACCACCTGACGAAGGGCCGAAACTGCGGCGGTTCGGCTCTGCGCTCGTATGCGACGGCCCCCGAGGACATCGAGTTCCACACCTTCAACGTCAGGAACGTCAACAAGCTGGCCGTCGAGACCTACACGGCGACGGCCGGCCAGACCTTCTTCCGCATTCGGGCGTACCCTCAGACGGTTAAGGTGAATGGCGTGACCGCTGCCTGGTCTAAGGGCTCCGGCGGATTCGTTCTGACCACGCCGGCGTCGGCGGGAGATGTGGTGACCGCCGAGTTCAACGCGGCCAACGTCTTCGGCGGCTCCGCCGTTCGTCTCACGGAGTCGGGTTCCGGCTCCTACCGCTTCTACGACTTCGATGCGCGCGGCGACGCGGCCACGATGTACGCCGGCCTGTTCGTCGAGACCGGCTCTCCGAGCGTCGAGTTCTTCGGCGAGCCTGTGATCCTGAACGCGAGCGATTACAGCATCCGGGCCAGCGGGGGCTCCGTGAAGGTGCCGGGCGACTTCCAGTCGGACAAGCCGATCCTCGGCGGCGCGTTCGTCTCGTTCAAGGGCGAGGCAAAGTTTTCTGTCGTCAGCACCGCGTCAACGACGGTCCTACGCATCGGCAAAGTCCCTGTTGGCACGAGCATGGTCGAGGTCAAGCTGATCAGCAGGAACGCCGACAACTCGCAGCAGAAAGCGGTGATTTTGCGTCGCCTGTTCACCTTCGACGGTACGACGGTGACGGCGGTGGCGGCTACGGCGGAAACGGTGATCGCGGCTTCGGGGTCGTTCGCCGGCACCTACACCCTCAACGCCGGTAACAGCGGCACTACGGGCGCCGACACCTTCAACGTGCTTGTGGTCGGCGACGGATATGAGTGGGAGATGGTCGAGACCATCACGTCGGTCTGATGGCTGGCGTCGACCGCCTGACGGGAAAACCTCTCTCCGGCTGGGCGCACGTCGTCCAGTCGCTCGGCGTGCTGTTCACCACCCCGAAGCTGTCGCGCATCATGCGTCGGCACATCGGGACGAACATGCCGCGCCTGGTCGACGCCCCGATCTCGCCCGTCACGCTGATCGACTTCTACGCCGCGGTTGCGGAGGCTCTGCGATACGAGCCTCGGTTCCGCGTGTCCCGCATGGGCGTGGAGGGCGCAACGACGGACGGCCGCCTGACTTTGGCTATCGAAGGCGTCTACTTCCCGCGCGGACATCTGGGAGACTTCAGCGTTTCCGAACCGAAGACCGCGAGCGTGGCGCTATGAGCATCGACAACCGCGAGGCGGCCTGGCTGATGCGGACGCTCACGACCGAGCGCCGAAACGAACTGATCCGTGCGGCCGGCGACAAGGTCGTCGATCTGCGCGAGGTCTTCGCGCGTGAGCGGGCGCAGCGCCGCATGGGGGTGGAACTGTGACCGCACGCTTCGTCTCTGAGACCCTGGACCTGTCGCGCCTGCCGGCTCCCGAAGCCGTGCAGGGCGTCAGCTACGAGTCCATCTTCGCCGCGCGCCTGGCCAGGTTTAAGGAACTCTGGCCCGACTTCGACATGGACGCGCTCGAGACTGACCCCGCGGTCATTCTTCAGCAGGTCGGCGCCTACCGCGAGACGCTTGGCTACGCCGCGCTGAACGACGCGGTGCGGTCCCTGCTGCTGCCCTACGCCACGGGCGCGAACCTCGACAACTTGGCCGCCTTCTATGGCGTCCAGCGTCACGTCCTCGTCCCCGCTGATCCGCCCGATCCGGCCGTCATGGAGCCGGACGAAGACCTTCGACGCCGCGTCCAACTCGCGCCCGAGGCGCTGCCCTACGCCGGCATGACCGGCGGCGGCTACCGCTCCCTCGCCCTGCTCACCGCGCCGAGCGTCAAGGACGTCGCGGCCGTGAAGCGGGGACAAGGTCGCGTCGACGTGGTGCTCCTGGCCCGTGAGGGTGACGGCACGGTTGAGGAGTCTGTCGTCAACGCCGTCTACAACGCCTTCAAGGACGACGCGGCCACTCAACTGACGGACATTGTGTCGGTGCGTGCCGCCGACGTCGTGACCTACGACGTGACCTTGACCCTGCGTCTGCCGCGCGGGCCCGACCCCGCCTTGGTGCGCCAGGCAGCGGAGCGATCCGTCCGCGCCTATGTCGACTCGCGCCATCGCGTCGGCCTGCCCGTCTATCGCCAGATGATCGAGGCTGCGGCGTCGGTCGGCGGCGTCGAGCGAGCGATTCTGACCGCGCCGGCGCAGGACGTCGTGCCGGACTCGTTTTCGGCCGCCTACTGCGACGACATCACGATCACGCATGAGGTGATCGAGTGACCGACGTCACCCTGCTTCCGAACAACCGGACGTCGTGGGAGGTCGCGGTCGCCACCGTCGACGCCGAACGGCCCGTCCCGTTCGAGGTGGCGGGCGCGATCCTCAACCCCGACACCTGCCCCGCGCATCTGCTGTCCTACCTGGCGGCGTCGCTGTCGATCGACGTCTGGTATGAGGACTGGCCGGAGACGAAGAAGCGCGAGGTCTGCCGCCAGGCGTTTCGACTGCACCGCCTGAAGACGACCGTCGCCGGCATCAAGGCCCACGTCGCCCTGACCGGCGCCGAAGTGCTGCGCGTCATTCGCCCGCCCGCGCGCGGTTTCCGCTATGGTTCGATGACGGACGAGCAGCGGAAGGCATGGCTCGAGAGCCTGCCCCAGGTGCGCGTCTATCCGCTCTACCAGCGTTCAATCGCCAAAAGCCGCCTGTTCTTCCGCCGTGCGTCGATCCGTCAGTTCCGCGGCACTGGCTGGATGCGGAAGACGCGGGCTCGCTCGCTCTACGCCAAGCGCGCGACCTATTTCGACCGAGGCGTCGAGACCGACGTCCAAATCTCGATCCTCGAGGGCGGGGCGGTCCAGCAGGTCTACATCGGCTCGACGCGCAAGCGTTCCTGGCGCGGGCCCGGCTTCTACGGCTCCGGGTTTCTCGAGGCGACCGACGCTGACGCGAACGTCGTCACGATCCGCACGGACGAGAACCTGGGGCTGGCGGCGATCGGCCGCGGCGTGACGCCGGTCGACGTTCGCCCGCAGCGCGTGGCTCAGCCTCGCGTCGCGCCAACCCCCAGATCGTTCTTCGGGCGCTTCCGGTCGTATCCCACCGGAGAAGCGCCGGGCGTCCTGTCCGTCGACGACGAATCCTATCTCGACGGGACGAGCCTGGGACGCGGCCGCGGCAAGCGGTTCCGGCTGCGGTCGCACGCGCCGCTGCTGATCTACGACAAGATCAGCCTGCACGACCCCGAGCGGCTCGGCGGCCGACGCACGGCGCGCTCCTACTACGGATACGGCCGCTACGGCATCGCGCCCTTCACCGCCGAACTGCGGATTCGCGTTCCCATGACTCGCCCCGTCCGCCGGTCGGGCAGGTGGAACGGCGTCGGCTTCCGCAAGGCGGCGAGCATGGTTCCGCTCAACAGGGCTATTGAAGCCGTCCGCGTTTCCAAGGCCCTGCGGGATACGGTGCTCATTGACACGGCTACTTACGGCCAAGTGCGTTTTTCGCCTGAACTGAGGTTCGGCGAGTTCACGTTCGGCGAGATCAAAGAGGTCCGATAGGATGGAAAGTCGCTTCATCTCCCAAGACGGGATGGACAACGACGCCGAAGACCTGAACACCATTCAGGACTTCGTTCAGCAGTCGATGGAGCACGTCGTCGCGGACGGGATCACCGACCAGCGCAAATACGCCGGCTTCGGAGCCGCCGCCACGGGCACCGCGGTCCTCACCGTGCAGCCGGGTCGCCTCTATGTGGGCGGCAAGGTCTATGCCCGTGCGACCACCCTGGTCGAGGACTTCACGACCCGCCTGCCGGTCGCCGCGCGCAAGATCGCCCTGATCGTCGCCTTCGGCACCGAGGTCGAGACGGCGAACACGCCCCGCGAGTTCCTCATCAACGAGGAGACCGGCGCCTCGGAGCCGCGCGTCGTCGCGACCGAACTGGCCCGCATCGCCAACGTCAACGTCGTGCTGGGCTCCGAGAACGCCGACCCGCTGGACCCCATCGTGGACGTCGGCGTTCTGCCGATCGCCCGCATCGTCCTGTCGCCGACCGGCATTCAGTCGGTCGAGATGATCGCGGCCAACGCCCTCGACAGCGTCAAGAGCGTCGCGGCCCGCTCTGCGGCCCTCGAGGCGTTCCGCACCCGCACCGAGCCGCAAGTCGCGTCTCTGGCTTCGGACATCGCCGCTCTGACGAGCACCGCCTCCGGCAATGTCGGACGCGAGACCTACGGCCGCATCGTTGCGCGCCTGGCCGTGCTGGAAGAGAAGTCGGGCATCCCGTCCAACGCCTCCGACAGCGACGCCGACTTCTTCCTCGACACCGAGGAGTCCGACCTCACCCACCCGAACTTCCTGGCCTTGGTCGAAGAGGGCATCCGCTTCGCCAACGACGCGGCCAACGAGTCGGCCCTTCAGATTTTCGACGCCCTGAACCCGCGCGCCCGCATCACAGGCGGCGTCATGTTCCCGGCCTACACCCAGGACGTCCGTCTTGCCGTGGGGCCGCGCCAGGGCGAGGTTCAGGTCAGCGCCTACAGCTATCAGACGCACGAGATGGTCCAGAAGACCATGTCGCGCACGCGCATCCGCTACGGCGAGTCCTTCACGGTCTGCTCGAACACCGCCTGGTGGCAGTCGGGCCGGTACGACTACGAGACCGAGACCTTCCAGCGGAACGGCGAAACCTTCAACGTCTTCAACGCCACGCGCTCGGTCGGCGCCCACGACATCGTGCGCGTCCGCCGCTTCTGGTACGACACGATCCAAGAGCCCTATTGGGAGCGGGTCACGGTCGACCACAGCGTGCCCGGCGCCCAGGTCGCCGAGACGTTCCTGAACGCGAACGACATGTGGCTGACCAGCGTCGGCCTGAACTTCACGCGCCTGGCGGCGACGGGCGGCGTCACGCTGGCCGTCTGCGAGACCTACCGCGGAGCCCCCGACCTGTCGAAGGTCATCTCGTACACCGAGGTCGACCGCTCGAGCCTGGTGCTGAACGCTGAGACGGTCATCCCCGTGCAGCCGGCCTTCCTGAAGGGCGGCGTGCGCTACGCCATCGTCATCATCGCCGCTGCGGACCACTGGCTCGCCACGACCAACGGCGAGAACTTCCCGCAGGGCACGTTCTTCTACGTCCTCGACGGCGCTTACCAGCAGGGCGACGGCACGCGCGACCTGTGCTTCTCGCTCTACTCGGCCCGCTTCTCGCAGTCGCGCGCCGTGATCGAGATGGCTCCCCTGCAACTGTCTGGCGGCATCACGACTCTGGACATTCTGGCCGACGCCATCGTGCCGGATTCGACCGAACTGACCTTCGAGATTCAGGTCGGCAACGTCTGGACTCCGATCTCCGAGACCGACGAGTCGGTCCTGGGCGCGGGCGGCAACGTCCCGCCCCTGGTTCCGCTGCGGGCCGTCTTCACCGGCACGCCTGACGTGATGCCGGCCGTCAAGCTGACGGGTTCGCGCGTTCGGGTCTCGCGTCCGCGGACCTCGCTGACGCACATCTCGACCGAGCGCACCCTGCCGGCCTCCTCGACGCAGATTCGCGTCATTGGTCGCCTCGAGACGTTCGACGCCGTCCACCACACCGCGACCTGCAAGCTGCGGAGCGGCGCCGGTTTCACGACCGTCACGAATGCCTCGTCCTTCGTGGACGTCGTGGCCGAGGACGGCTCGATCGAGCGGACCTGGCTGTTCAACCTGGGCGCCGGCATCGACGCCTACAAGATTCAGTTCGAGGCCACGACCGACTCGGTGCTCCGCACCTTCCACTTCGGCTGGCGCAAGGACTACGCGCTCTAAGGAGAGAGACCGATGGCCGAGGCCAAATACAAGAAGTCCAAGAGCGGCTACTACAAGGTCGCTCTGGACCGGGTGTGGGAGCATGAGGGCTTCCGCTACAAGCCGTCGCAGGACGTGACGGTCAACGAGAGCATTCTGCTCGCCATGCTCGAGGACGGCGTCGCCAAGACCATTACGCCGGCCGACTAAGGCCCAAGCCTGATGACCACGCTTCCCGCCGCCCTCGACTTCGCCGCTGATCCGGCCGCGACGCCAGCCCGGATGAACCGGGCCATGGCGCACATCGACGCGCGCTTCCGCGCAGTCGAGGCGATCCAGCCTGACTTCCTCGCGGCGATCGAGCAACTGCGGCAAGTCGGTCTCGAGCGGCTCGCCGAGGCGCTCATCCCGATCTTCGAGGACGCGGAGAGCATCGACGCCTACCTGAAGGGCCTTCAGGACGAATACTCCGAGGACACCTTCAAGGCCGAACAGGCGGCGGCCGTTCTTGCGTTAGTGCGCGACGGCGTCGTCACTGAGTTCGACACCCTGGCCAAGATGGCGACGGCCCTGGTCGCCTATCGCTCGAAGTATCTGGGAGCCCGCGATGCGGCTCCGACGACCGACGATAACGGCGACCCCGTCACGGCCGGCGCGACCTACTTTGACACGGTGCTGAACCGGATGCGGGTCTACACCGGCACGTCCTGGCAGGACGCCGGCTCGGCCGTGTCCGGCATCTTGGAGCAACAGGAGTTCACGGCGGCCGGTGGCGAGACTTCCGTCGCCGTCGACGGCGGCTACGATCCCGGCAACATCGTCGTGGCGATAAATGGCGTAACGCTGCCGGCGTCCGACGTCGTCACCACCTCCGGCACGTCCATCGGTCTCCCCGGCGCACTGACTGCTGGGGACGTCGTGTCCTGGGTGAAGTTCGGAGCCGTGACGCTGGCGAACGTCTTCACCAAGACGCAGTCGGACGCTCGCTACTACCAGAAAGCCGAGGTCTACACGAAGACGGAGGCGAACACCCTCCTGGGCGGCAAGGCCAACACGTCGACGACCTACACGAAGTCCGAGGTCGACGCGGCTATCGCGGCTGCGGTTCTGGCCGCCGCGCAGCCGGGCGAGATCAAGACCTTCGCGCGATCGACCGCCCCTACGGGCTACCTGCCCTGCAACGGCCAGGTCGTCGCTCGGACCACCTATGCCGCGCTGTTCAACGCCATCGGCACGGCCTTCAACACGGGCGGAGAATCCGGCTCGGACTTTCGGCTTCCCGACTTCCGCGGCGAGTTCCTGCGCGGCTGGGACAACGGCCGCGGCGTCGACGCCGGGCGGGTGTTCGGATCGACGCAAGCCGACGAGATCAAGTCGCACGTCCACAACGTCACACCGCCCGCGGCGTCCGGCGAGGGCGGCTCGGGCTTCACCACGACCGGCCTGGGCGGCGTCGAGTTCGTTGCGCCGTACCAGACCGCCGCCGCCGGCGGCGCCGAGACGCGGCCTCGCAACGTCGCCGTGCTCATCTGCATCAAAACCTGAATGGGGGCCCGCTAGACCGTAATGCCTGGTTCCCGCGCGTGGCAGCGAGCGATTGCCACCCCTGTAAGTTCATCCGAGGTCACGACCGCGCTCTCAGCCAAGGCGGACGTGACGGCGCTGGCGACTGCCGGCTACACGGGCGCAGTGGCCTGGTTTGCGCGCACGACCGCACCGACCGGGTGGCTGAAGGCCAACGGCTCCACCATCGGCAACGCCTCGTCGGGCGCGAGTCGCGCCAACGCCGACACCGAGTCTCTGTTCAACGCCCTGTGGGCCGACACGACGCTCGCGATCCTGACGTCGGCTGGCGCCGGCTCCACCCGCGGAGCCTCGGCTGCTGCGGATTGGGCCGCGCACAAGCGCCTGACCCTGCCCGACCTTCGGGGCGAGTTCGTGCGCGGGCTGGACGACGGCCGCGGCATCGACTCCGGGCGTGGCCTGGCTTCGGCCCAGGCCGAGATGATCGGCCCGCACACTCACCCGATCAGCAACGCCTCGAGCGTCAACAACGGCTCGGCGTCCAAGCCTGCGTCGTCGAACAATGCTGGCGCAGCCGTCACCGTCGATCAGAACGCCGGCACCGAGAACCGCCCCCGCAACGTGGCCTTGCTGGCCTGCATCCACCTTTAGGGCGACCAGACCCGCCACGAAGATCAGGGCGTGAGGGTCTATCGTCCAGCTAACTTCTAGGAGGCACCCGCCCGATGGCGACCGATTTTCTGCATGGCGTTGAGGTGGTCACGGTCGACCGTGGCCCTCGCCCGATCCAGACCGTCCGCAGCGCCGTCATCGGCCTGATCGGCACCGCCCCGGCGGCCGATGAAGACGCCTTCCCGCTGGACACCCCGGTCCTGGTAAACTCCCGATCCGGCTACGCCCAGATCGGTGCGACCGGAACCCTGAAGGATGCCCTGGACGGCATCTTCGATCAGTTCTCGCCCTTCGTCGTGGTCGTCCGCGTCGACGCCGGCGCCAATGAAGGCGAGACGGTCGCCAACATCATCGGCGGCGTGGACATGAACGGCGCTCTTCTGGGCGTGCAGGCGTTCCGCGCGGCCGAGACTGAGACCGGCGTGCAGCCGATGCTCCTGATTGCGCCCGGCTTCACGGGCGACCGCCCGACCGGCGTGGTCTCGATCACCCTGTCCAACCAGGGCACGGGCTACACCTCCGCCCCGACCGTGGCGTTCACGGGCGGCGGCACGGACCCGAACAAGGTGCTGCCGACCGCCGTGGCTGTCCTCGGCACGGGCGCCGACGCGGGCAAGGTCGTGGCCGTCACGATCACCAATCCTGGCCGTCACCTGACCGAAGCCCCGACCATCGCCTTCACTGGCGGCGGCGGCACGGGCGCCGCGGCGACCGCCACCACGGGCTCCGCCGCGAACCCGGTCGTGTCGGCCCTGCTGCCGCTGGCCAATCAGTTCAAGGCCCACATCATCGCCGAAGGCCCCAGCACGACCGACGCGGCCGCGCTAGCCTATCGCAACGATTGGGGCTCGCGCCGGGTCTACATCGTGGACCCGAAGGTCAAGGTGTACGACACCGTGGCCGCGGCCTACGTCTCCAAGCCGAACTCGCCGCGCGCCGCCGGCCTGATCGCCCGCATCGACCACGAGATCGGCTTCTGGAAGTCGCCCTCGAACGAGACCGTCAACGGCATCGGCGGCCTGGACCGCCCCGTCGATTGGGCGCTGGGCGATCCGAACACGCGCGCGAACCTGCTGAACGAGAACGAGATCGCGACCTTCATCCGCGACGAGGGCTGGCGTCTGTGGGGCAACCGCACCGCTTCGTCCGACGCGCTCTACGCCTTCCTGTCCGTCTCGCGGACCAAGGACATGATCGACCTGTCGATCCAGAAGGCGCACCGCTACGCCGTCGACAAGGTCATCAACAAGGCGTACTTCGAGGACGTCGTGGCCTCGGTCAACGCCTACATGCGCCAACTGAAGGCGCGTGGCGCGATCCTAGGCGGTGAGTGCTGGGTCGACCCGGCCAAGAACACCGACGCCGACATTCAGGCCGGTCACGTCACCTTCTCCTACGACTTCACCCCGCCGACCCCGGCGGAGCGCGTCACGTTCGAGTCCTCGATCGTGGCCGACTACGTCATCAACATCTTCGGATAAGAGCAGATGATCCCCAGCGTCCTCAAAAACTGGAACTGCTCGATCGACGGCATCGGCTACGCCGGGCTGTGCGAGGAAGCCCAACTGCCCGACATCAAGTTCAAGATGGAGGAGCATCGCGGCGGGGGCATGGACGCCCCCTACGAGATCGAGATGGGCCAGGAGGTGATGTCGGCCAAGCTGACGTTCGCCGAGTACCCCGCCGACGTCATCAAGAACCTGAACGCCGGCCGTCGTATCCAGCTTCGCGGCGCCCTGGTCAACGACCAGACCCGCGTGACCATCCCGGTTCTCGTCGAACTCGGCGGCCGCACGAAGGGCTTCATGGCCGGTTCGTGGAAGGCCGGCGACATGAACAAGCCGGAGTTCGAGATCGCGGTCGACTACTTCCGCTGGAACCAGGCCGGTGCTGACCTGCTCGTGATCGACGTGCCGAACATGGTGCGGGTCGTGGGCGGAGTCGACCAACTGGCCGCCCAGCGCGCCGCCCTCGGCCGCTGATTCACCGCTCATAAGGAGAGAAGATGAGCACCTTCGACAAGCGCCTCGAGGTCACGATCGACCTCGAGTTCCCCGTCACCATCGACGGCGACACCCTGAAGTTCGTCACGATCCGCCGCCCGAAGGTGGCCGACACCCTGTGGGCCCGGCGTCAGAAGGGCGATCAGGTCGAGCAGAACATGGCCCTGCTGGCCCGTCTCTGCAAAACCGGCGAGGTCGCCTGGACGCCGGAGCACGTCGCCGAACTCGACGAGTACGACGCGACGAAGGTGCAGGAACAGTACGAGTCCTTTCGGGGCGGCGCTTCCTGACGAGGAAGGGTTCATGGAAGCCGCTCTGCTCCTGATGAAGGTCAGCAAGGGCGGCTTCACCTGGCCCGCCATTCTTGACCTTGAGGTCGACGACTTCAGCAGCGCCGTCACCGCGGCGATGAAGTTGGAGGAGCGGATTAACAAGGCAAGCTGATGGCCCGCGGTCTGAACGTATTCGTCAACATCGGCGCCAAGGTCGGGGCGAGCGTCAACGCCGCCGCGACCGCGACCGAGCGACGCTTCGCACAGATGGGCCAGCGCCTCCGCGTCATGAACGCGGAGATGACGCGGTTGCAGTCGAGCCTCGAGGCTGGGGCGGGCAACCGCACCCAGGGCATCTTCGAGGCGGGGATGCTGGGCTACGGCCTGCTCGAGTTCATGCGCCCGGCCGTCGAGTTCGAGGACGCGCTCGTCCGCGTCGGCAACACCGCCGAGGTTCACGGCCGACGCCTGGACGCCGGCGGCCGTGCTGCCGTCGCCGCGGGCAAGAAGTACGGCATCGGCGCGCGTGAGGCCCTGGGCGCGCTGAACGACTTCGTGCAGTCCGGCATTCAGGCGGACGGCATGGACTCGTTCCAGACCGCGATCGGGATGCTTGACCCGACGCTGATGCTGGCCCGAACCGCCGGCGTCGACAGGCTCGAGGCGTCGCAGGCCGCCATCGCCGTCGTGGACAACCTGAAGGTCTCGGTCAGCGAACTCGGCCGCGCCTTCGACATCATGTCCAAGGCGGGCAAGGAGGGCCGCTTCGAGATCGACAGCATGGCGCGGGCCTTCCCCGGCCTGTCGTCGCGCGCCTCGCTGCTCGGCATGAAGGGTCTGGACGGCGTGAACCGAATGGCGGCCATGCTTCAGATCACGCGCAAGAACGCGCGCGACGCCGAGGAAGCCGAGAACAACCTGCTAAACTTCCTCGACAAGTTGACGGGGAACGAGACCCAGCAGCACTTCTCGAAGCTGGGCGTCGACATCGGCGCGATGTTCAAGAAGTCGCAGGAGACCGGCGCGGACTTCGTCGACATGATGCTCGACGAGATCGGCCGCCTGACGAAGGACGGCTCGGACGCCATCGCCCTGACGAAGCTGTTCCCCGACCGCCAGGCCCGCCAAGCCGCCCTTGCCCTGCTTCAGCACCGCAAGGAGTACGAGCGGATCAAGGACGCCTCGCGCGCCGCGTCCGGCGTGCTCGAGGCCGACTGGAAGCGCATCAGCGGGACCACGCGCACGTCGCTGGGGCGCTTCCGCGCGGCAATCGAGTCGCTGGCCATCACGATCGGCTCGACCCTGCTTCCGGCGCTCGCATCCGGCGCGGAGTGGCTGGCCAAGGTGGCCGGCAAGGTTGCCCTGTGGGCCGAGCGCAACCCCGGCCTGACCAAAGCGATCGTCGGCGTCACCGCGGCTCTGATCGGCCTGCGCGTGGTCGGCCTGGTCGTGGTCTGGCTGTTCGGTGGTCTCGCGACCATGGCGCTTCGGCTCGGGACCGGCCTGTTCAAACTTGGGGGCTTCATCGGGAGCCTGCTGATGCGGTTCGCCCCGCTGCGGATCGCCATGATCGCCGCCCGCTACGGCTTCGCCGCGGCGGCCGTCACCGCCTGGCCTCTGGCGCTGGCCATCGGGGCTTTGGGTGTGGCGGTCGCGTGGATCGTGTCGAAGTGGAGCGGCTTCAAGGCGTTCTTCGACGGCATGAAGCAGGGCTTCGCCGACGCGGTCGGCCCCGAGGGCATGGCACGTCTTCAGACCTTCGGGTCGGTTCTGGCGGGGGCGTTCAGGATCGCGCTGCTGCCGCTGGAACTTCTGCGCGACGCCCTGGGCGCCGTGTTCGGTTGGCTAGGTAGCCTGTTCGCCCCGGCCGAGACCGAGAAGTGGAAGTCTGCGGGCGAGGCGTTCGGCGCGGTCATCGGGGGCATGACGAACAAGGTCATGAGGTTCATCGAAGGGCTGAAGGTGGCGATCACCGCCGTCCGCAACCTTTTCACGATGCGCCCGGCCGGTGACCTGCCCGACCTCGGTAACCCGTCTGGCGACAACTTCGGAGCCGGTGGTGTGGGCCGTCGTGCCCGCGGCGGCGGCGTGACACGCGGCTCGCTCTACCAGATCAACGAGCAGGGCCAGGAACTTTTCGCGCCCGGTCGATCCGGCACGATCATCCCGGCCAAGGCGACGGCCGCGCTGATCGCCGCGCTGTCGGGGGGCATCGCCGTCGCGCCGGCTCAGGCGGGCGGCGACACGATCCACCTCTATGTTCAGGGCGCGGGCGACCCCAACGCCGTCGCCGAGGCCGTCATGAAGCGCCTCGAGCAGAAGGCTCGCCGTGAGCAGTCGGCGAGGATGAACGACTGATGGAAACCGTCATGATGGCCCTCGGGGCCTTCCGATTCTCGATCTCGTCGGCCGCCTACCAGGCGCTCGAGCGCCAGACCGAATACCGCTGGGCCCAGGTCGAGCGGATCGGCCGCAAGCCGGCGCAGCAGTTCGTCGGCGAGGGCGCCGACACGATCCGCCTGAGCGGCACGATCTTCCCCGGATTCATCGCCCAGCGCGCGGGGCTCGAGCAGCTTCCGGCCATGCGAGCCCAGGCGGGCCTCGGCGTGCCCCTGCTGCTCGTCTCCGGCGCCGGCCGCGTGCTGGGAGAGTTCTGCATCACGTCCGTCAACGAGACCCAGACCGTCTTCTTCAGCGACGGCACGCCCCGTAGGATCGACTTCGATCTCTCCCTGGTGGCCTATGGCTGACGTGACCTACGAGAACTACCTGACGCAGGAAGGCGACACCGTCGACCTGATCGCGTTCAATCGGTTCGGCGGCTCGAGCGGGCCGACCGAGGCGATCCTTGACGCCAACCCCGGCCTAGCCGCGCAGGCGATCCTCCCGGCCGGGTTGACCATCCGCATCCCGATTCCGACGCAGCAGGACCGTCGCCAGAGCACGAGGCTCTGGTCGTGAAGCCCGCCGCTCGGCTCATTCTGGACGGGCGCGACATCTCGACGGAGGTGTTCGGCCCGACTGGCGTCCTCGTGTCGCTGTCGATCACCGACGAGACGGGCAACAAGTCCGACACGCTCGAACTCGTCATCGACGACCGCGAGTATTTCAAGGCCCCGCCGAAAGGTGCAGAGGTGCAGGTCTGGCTCGGCTACGAGCCCGCGCCGACCTACATGGGCCGGTTCAAGGTCGACGAGTGGTCGAAGTCGGCCATGCCGCGGCAGCTTCGCGTGAGCGCCAAGGGCGCCGACATGACGAGCGCGATCCGCGCCGCCAAGAGCCGCAGCTTCGACGGCAAGACGGTCCAGCAGATCACCGCCCAGGTCGCCGGCGACCACGGCCTGACGCCGATCGTGGACCCGCGCATCGGCTCGATCTCGCTCGAGCACATCGACCAGCAGAACGAGTCCGACCTGTCGTTCCTGACCCGCGTGGCGAAGCGCGTCGGTGCGTCGTTCAAGCTGGCGGACGGCAAGGCCGTCATCGCGGCGCGCGGCGGCTCGAGCCTGCCGTCCGGTGGGGAGAAGACGCCGATCGTGCTGACGCCGGAGATGGTCTCGTCCTGGGAGGCGACGTCGGGCGAGCGTGGGGGCTACGACGCCGTCGTATGCACCTACATCGACCACGCGAAGGGCGAGCGCGTCAGCGTGACGGCCGGCTCCGGCGAGACGAAGCATCGCGACCGGCGCGTCTACCGCTCAGAGGCGGAGGCCAAGGCCGCGGCCGAGGCCCAACTCGGCGACTCGAAGCGGGGCAAGATTTCGATGACGGCGAGCGGTCCTGGCCTGCCCGACGTCTTCGCTGAGGGCAAGGCCCAGGTGCAGGATTTCGACCCCGACGTGGATGGCGAATACCGCATCCGGTCGGTCACGCACACGCTCGATTCCAGCGGCTATCGCACGGACCTGTCACTGGAAATCGGCCAAAGCGACTAGACCCGTCCCGGCGTTACGGGAACCCCGAGGCATGGTGTCGATCAAGGAGATCACGCCATGTCCATCGAACCTGCTTGGCTGACCGAAGCGCGCCGCAACATGGGCGTTCAAGAGGTTGTGGGACCGCGCCACAACCCGACGATCATGGGCTGGATCGCCAAGATGGGCGCCCGCGTCCTCGGCATCAGCGTCACTTCCGACGAGACCGCCTGGTGCGGCACCTTCGTCGCCTGGTGCATGTTCAAGGTCGGCATCGAGCCGCCCAAGATCGCCGTGCGCGCGAAGGAGTGGGCGAGTCCCAAGTGGGGTCGCATTCTGAACGACCCCCGACTCGGCTGCGTCTGCGTGTTCGATCGCAAGGGCGGAGGTCACGTCGGCTTCTATATCGGTGAGGACAGAACCCACCTTCACATTTTGGGTGGGAACCAGGGCAACCGCGTCAGCATCACCCGCATCCCCAAGACCAGCCTGGTTGCGATGACTTGGCCGAGGGGCGTCGACCTGCCCCTGCCGAACCGCATTTGGCTGAACGCGGCCGGCGTCCCGACCGGCGAAAGTCAGGCGTGACCATGGAAAAGATCGTCGCCGCCCTGAAGGCCCTACCGCTGATCCGCTTCGCCCTGATGCTGGGCGGTGGCGTGATGGCGTCCATCGCCGCCGGCATGGTGCAGGCGTGGCTCGCCTACGGCCAGTTCCCCGACAGCGAAGCCGTCTGGCTGGCCCGCATCCACGGCGTGACGTGGATGGGTCTGGCGGCCACGGCGATCGTCGCGGTGGTGATGGTCACGCTAGCCTGGGGTAAGGCGTCGGGCGTGAAACTGACCAAGGGCGACGCCACGGCCGAACTCTCGTTCGAGGACGACGACAAATGACCTGGCTGAAACTCGGGCAGATCGTCGGCGGCTTCCTGCTGCGGCATTGGGTGTGGATCGCCCTGGCCGGCGCCCTGTTCGCCGCCAACCACTACCGCGACCAGAGCGCCCAGCGCGCGGCGGAGACCAAGGCGGTCGAGACGAAACTCGAGGCCACCGAAGCGTCCCTGACCGACTGGAAGAACGCCTACAACGTGCAGGTGTCTCTCGCTCTCGAGACCGCCAAGGCGCGAGCCGCCGAGACGCAGACCATCGTGACCATTCGGGACGCGGCCGGAACCGCGAAACAGGAAGCCGAAAATGCGCCCGGCGCTGACGATCCTTACCGCTACTCTGACGGTGCTTACCGCTTCATGCGCGAGCCGACCGGAGCCCGGCCTTCCGACGCCGCCCCGTCCGCTACCGGCTTGGACGCTCGCTGACTTCATGTGCGGACCTGAACCCACCCCGCCGGCCCAGGAAACCACCAAGGGCCGGGCCGAGGCGTACCAAGTCGACACGCTGGCTTGGGGGCGTACCTGCGCTGAGAGGCTGCGGGCCCGCGGAGCCGACGCCGTGCGCTACGACCTGATCGGAGGGTCGGGCGAATGAGCGAGTGGAGTTGGGTCTTCTCGGCCGGAATGCTCGTCCTGACGGCAGTCGGCATCTACGGCGGCTGGGCTGTGGGCCGCTACAAGGGCGAGAGCGCACACGCCATGGCTAAGGCCGCGCAGGAGCGCGCCGACGCCGCCTACGCCCGCGCCGAAGCCGCCGTCGCTGCCGCTCATGCCGAACTGGCCGCCTACCGCACGGAAGTCGTCGCCAAGTTCGCCACGATCGAGATGCTTCAGAAGTCCGAGGATCGCGTCGCCGACGCCCTCAACCGACTCGCAGACCGGCTGGATCGCCTGGTCGAAATGCGCCCCGCGCCTCGCACGCGCGCCACGTCGAAATAGGTTCATGAGCCACGTTGATCCCCGCGTTCTCGAGGTCGCGACCGACCGCGAGAAGCGCATCGTCGCGGCCTTGGAGCAGCACGGCACGCACCGCGCCGCGGCCGAGGCCCTAGACTGCTCTCCGAGCAACATCTCGGACGCGCTGGACAAGCTGAAGAAGCGAGCGGCGAAACAAGGCATCGCGCCCGGCCACTTCACCAGCGGCGTTGCTCCCGGCAACCGCATGGGGAAGGTCACGGTCCAGCGCAACGCCCTGGGCGAGGTCGAGCGAACCTGGGAGCGCCAGCACCCAGACGGGTTTGACATCGAGGCGGCGGTGGCGCGCTGCGAAGAGCGCCTGAAAGACTTCCCCCGATTCGCCCCGACCCCAGCGCCATCAACCGATGCGAGGGCATCGGCGCTGACCAACTTCCTCGGCCTGTTCGACCTGCACATCGGCGAGAGCATCTCGTCGGACGATCCCGCCGGTCGGTGGAACATCGAGATCGCGACGCGGACGGTGCGGGCCAGTATCGAAGACGCCTTCGCGCGGGCCCCGAAGGCGAAGCGCCTGGTCCTCTGCTTCGGCGGCGACGCCGCCCACTACGACAGCCTGAAGCCCGTCACGCCGCGCAGCAAGCACGTCCTGAACGCGGACGGCGACGCGATGGACATGATCGACGCGGTCCTGGACCTGGCGTTCTACGCCGTCGATCGCGCGCTCGAGACGCACGAGGAGGTCCATCTCGTCTGGGCGGCCGGCAACCACGATGAGTTCGGCGCCCTGTGGGTGCCGAAGATGATCGCGCGGGTTTACCGCGACGAACCCCGCCTGAAGGTCGTGCAGTCCCGCGCGCCCTACTACGCCTTGCTGTTCGGGAAGGTGATGCTCTGCATCCACCACGGCCAAGGCTCGAAGCTGACCGAACTGGCCGGGAAGTTCGCCGCCATGTTCCGCTCGATGTGGGGTCAGGCCGAGTACGCCTACGCGCACGCCGGCCACCAGCACCATATACACGAGAAGGAGAAGGACGGGCTTCTCGCGACCCAGCACCCGTCTCTCGCGCCCTCCGACGACTATGCCATGTCGAAGGGCCTGGTCAGCCGCCGCGGCTGCATGATGGTGACGTACCACGACGACTATGGCGAGGTCGATCGGCGGACAACCCGACCCGAGATGCTGGGCGTGTTCGACGAGCCTTCACCCGCCGGTGTAGGCAGGCTGGGGCTGCGGTAGATCGAAGTCGCCCAGCGGCCGCCCATAGAGGCGGACGTGCTTCTCGTTGGCGACGCGATGGACCTCCGCGAGCCGCCCTTCCTCTCGAGCCGCGTCCAGCGCCTTGTTGAGCGCCTCGTGCTGCCCTGGGACGTGCAGGGCGAGCAGTTGAAGCCGCTCAGGCTGAGTTAGCTGGGTTTCCAGCAGCATTCGGTTTCGGAGAGAGAAGGTCGCGCTCATGCTCGAGGGTCCGTTGAAGGTTGAGGGCCTGAAGGGCGGTGAAGTTGCCGCCAGGGCGGATGCCAGATTCCTTCCCCACGCCCATGAGGCTAAGAAGGAAGTCGATCTGCTGGATGGTGAGGTTCATCGGAACCTGACCTGCACGTCGTATTTGCTGTAGCCGACAGTCCAGAGGACGCGGCACACCGTGCCGGAGGCCACGTCGCCGTCTTCTCCGATGAAAATGTTCTCCCCCTCTCGCGGAACTGCGGCCATCTCGTGAACCTTATCGTAACCGCCCGAAGGTGAAACCTCCTGAAGATTGACGCGCACCATGCCTCTCTCCTGTGCTGTGAGCACCCCCTCCATGTGCGACTTCTTTCCTATCGTCAAGGCTTGACGCAGGAAAATAATCAGGCATGATGGGGGCTCTCGCAGAGGACTGAACCCCTCAACCCCAGGAGCGACCACGATGCGCTGACCCGTCCCGACTGCTCATGTGATCTGAACGGCCGCGCCATTGACCCAGGGCGCGGCCGTTGTCGTTTCGGCCATCCGACCGACCGCGCACCTCGGCCCGTCTCGTGTCAGCCTCGACCCATGATGAAGCTGGCTCTCTCGGCCGCGATGGCCATGACCGTCTCCGCCTCGGCGCCCGACTTCGTCACGCGCCCGCCGGCCGAGTTCGTGGGCGGCCCGCCGATCGCCATGGGCCTGATCGTGGTCCCCGCCCATCTGATCGACGCCGCCTGCCGACAGATCGGCGGCCGGGCCAGCAACATGATCGTCGGCTGCTATGTCGACGGCTTCGTGATCCTGCCCGACCCGTGTGTCTTCCGCGACGAGGTCTTCGCGCAAATCGCCTGCCACGAAGTCGCCCACGCCCGCGGCTGGAAGCACGAAGTCGAGTAGGCCACCACACCCGTCCTCGCGGATCGCGTGAGCGGGCTATGGTTCGGCGTCGCCTCGGCCACCGGCAGGCCCGCATCCTCTCCGTGCTGATTGGTCTCTCGCGCGTGTAGGTCGGGGCGACACCCTCCTAAGAAAAAAATCACTTGACGCAGGAATAAACGCCTGTATGGTCACATTCACATTCTGGCGAATGTAAGCGCAGACCCCGCGTCGTTGGGTCGACGGCCGAGAGAGAACGGCGCAAGCACCGGGGCTTCTCCGCCCTGATTGACGGGCTCGCAGGCCCCGGAGAGTGCGATGTCTGCGGACTATTCGGGCTGCTGCGCTGCCGGGACGCCCGGTGTGACAGGGCCCGCAGGGGAGGTGGTCAGGGACGCCCGACTTTTCCTCCCCGTAAGTTTCGACCAACCGCCGCCCGGTAGATCACAAAATCCGGGGGCCAGCGGTCGTAAGCAGGGGCCGAGCGTTATAGGGTCCACCCCGTTCCCAGGGCGGAAAATGGGACGCCGGCTCCCGGCGAAAGGCGGATACCGATTCCGCCACCAAGCGGACAGCCGGAAAGACGGTGCTGCGCGAAGGCCAAGCGCAGTCGGGGTGGCGGCCGTTGAAGACGGACCCGCGTGATCCCGGCCAGTTTCGGCCTTCGGGCCACACGAGAACCCCGCCCGGTGGTGACGCCGGCCGCCCGTGCAAGCCGGGCCGGGGAGCCAGGCGCGGGTTTCGGTTGGGTGCCCCATGTAGCCTAGACTCGTCCGGTCGAGAGCCGGGTAGCGACCGATGGCGACGGCCCGAAAGGGCAAACCGATGACAGCCGGAAAGACGGCGGTTGCCCCTTGGGCGCGGCCGCCACCCGGAGGCGGGGTAGAAATGGATGGGAGTGATGGTCGGCCGGAATCCGCCGTTTCGGCGGCGAGCCGATCTGATAGCGCGATCGGTCACGCGGACCCAACGCCCTCGGTCTTCGGATCGGGGGCGTTTCCTATTTATGGATGCTGAAGCTGTGCAGCAGATGCGGCGAAGAGAAGCCGGTTGAGGCGTTTACGGTCAGAGCCGGCGCGGCGGGGCCGTATTGCAAGAGATGCTTTGCTGACTACCAAAGAGCGCGGCGGGCCAAAATAAGGTCGCAGCCACCGCCCCCGGCACCGGAGCCGACGAAGATGTGCTCGAGGTGCCGTGCAGAGCACCCTTTGAGCGCCTACACTGTAAATCGCAAGGCGAAGGACGGGCGCTCGACGCTATGCCGTTCATGTGATCGAGCGCGGTGTCGCAAGTGGCGAGCGGAAAATCCTGAGACCTGGATGCGGGTGAAGATGGACCACCGCGAAAGGACTCGAGAGGAGGCTAGGGCCTACCAGCGGAACTATGCAGCCCAAAACGCCGACTCCGTGCGACTGGCTCGGCGCCGCATGAAAAAGCGATCTCAGCAAGCGATCATCCGCCAAACGCTGCCTCTGAGCGACATTCAAAGGGCTCAGATCATCGCGATCTACGATGAGGCCCGCATCCTGACCGAGGCAACCGGCGTGCGCCATCACGTCGACCACATGATCCCACTACTAGGTCGAGAGGTCTGCGGCCTTCACGTTCCTTGGAATCTGAGGATCATCACGGCGGACGAAAACCGGAAGAAGAACAACCGATTTGTGCCGGATATATCCTACCCGGCCTGGCCGCACAGTTTTACAGCGCCGCGGCCGACCCTAGCGTCTCCAAGGGCTTAGATCGGCCAAGTTTACACCGTAAGTCCTTGCGATTCCTTCCAGACGTAAGATTTCCCAAGCTGTATGTCGAGGGTTCGATTCCCTTCGCCCGCTCCATCATTTCAATGACTTAGCGGTGGTCTGCGCTCCGTATGCGGAGCAGTTTTACAGCAGTTTTACATTTGATCTGTTTCCGCTTTGTCCGTTGACACTGGAATGATCCGGTGTATGGTCATCGTGCTTTTTCAGCACGAGAGGATTTTAGATGACCGACCTGGCCACCCGCCTCGAGGCGATCCGCAACAAGAACCTGTTGGCGACGCCCGACAAGACCGACACCGACTACGCCGTCATGACCCGCGCGATCGAGGCGCTCCGCGCCTTCGACTGGCTCGCCGGCCTCTACGACGACCGCGAACTGACGCGCGACGACGTCGCCGCCGAACTGCGCGATCACCAGATGGTGTGCGAGCACGTCCCGAAGATCATCTCCGAGGTCACGGGCGGCGTGCTGTCGAAGGCCACCTATCCGGCCGATGTGGTGATCTCCTACTTCAACGATCACGTCCAGCAGATCGTCGAAGACGACCGCAAGGACACCTTCGGCCCGCTGCTCGATGCGGCGCGGAAGGTGGTTTCGCGGCCGTGCAGCCCGGCGACGGGGCGCCGCGTCATCTTGGAGGCCGAGGTCCGCGCGCTCGAGGCGGAGATCGAGTCCTACGACGGGCTGACGTCGCGGCATGTGAAGGTCGAAGGGGAGACTGCGTCGTGAGCCACTACCTCCTCATGAAGCGCGGGCTCTACTATCGCCCGAACTCTTCCGGCTACACCGGGATCAGGGACGAAGCCGGCCGCTACACCAAGTCCGAGGCGAATGATCGCGTCGACCCCGTGTCAGGGGTGTCCATGCTGCACGAAGACGAAGCGCCGGAGTTTTCCCCGAAGTGCTGCGACGACGTGGCCCGCCGGCACCTGAAGAGGCAGCGGGACGATCTGCGTGCGGCGCTGGACCTGGCCCTGATCCGCCTCGGCAAGATGGAGCCGGGAGACAGCCGCGCCGTCAGCAACGAGTATGTCGCCATGGCCGCTGCCGGCACGATCCACCACAACGACGAGGGGCGCGAGATCATCCGGCGCGCGATCGAGGCGGAGCCCGCCCAATGACCGACTCCCTTCGAGAACTGGCCGACCGCAACGCCCGCCGCCCCGCCGACACCCACCTCCGCGACGAGTTCGCCATGGCGGCTCTGACGGGGCTGCTGTCGAATCCCGACATTCGGAGCGAGGGACTTCAGCAAAAACTCGGCGATTCCTGCTACCGCATCGCCGACGCCATGATGGAGGCTCGAGGCCGATGACCCTCTCCGCAGAGAACAAGGCGCTGTGCGATCGGCTGTTCGGCGACCGATCATTCGACGTTCACAGCGACGAACACCTCAACCGCCTCCTCGACGCCGCCAGGTCGGAGGGGCGGGCGGAGATGCTGTCTGACGTGCGCGGTCGCCGCGTGAGCGCGGTCACGGTCGCCCGCACGCCCCAGGAACTTCAGGACAGGATGCCGGGATGAGCCGCTTCGATCCATCAGCCGAACAGGTCACAGCCCTGCGCGACAGCGGTTACGGCGGCGTCCACCAATGCAGGGTCGCCCTCAAGGGCCGGAACCTGCGCCGCGCCACGCGCGGGGCGACGACGGACGAGGAGATTCGGGAGATCATTCTCGCGATGATCGACGGCATCTATCCGCCCGATCCGCCGGAGACGAACCCGTGACCGACGCCCCTCACCCCATGGCCGGCAAGACCTGTAGATGTAGGCGTGGCAAGGCCAGCGCCTATGACGGGAAGTGCGGCAACTGCCGGACCCAGCGCGAGCGGAAGGCCGTCGAGCGGATGCGCGATGGGTGGCCAAGGGCCGCAGCGGAGCGCGGCTGGCTGAACGCTGACGAGAAGGCGGAGCAGAAAGCGGCGCATGACGCCCGGTGGGACGAGCATTACCACGCCGCAGGACTTATTCGTTAACCCCCCAACCGCTCGATCTTCGCCTTCAGCCGCGCGCCCTTCCTGACGTAGCGGTCGACGATCTTCGTCACCTCGGTCTTCTCCCAGCCGACCATCTCGGCGATCTCTTCGTCGGAGAAGCCGAGGCCGGCGTACTTGGTCGCGGCTGTGCCGCGGGCGTCGTGGAAGGTCAGATGCCACTCGATGTCGCCGGCGGTCTCGACGGCCACCCTGGCCCGCTGCCACGCCGTGCCGAAGCCGTTCGGCGTCCACGCATGACCCCGCTCGCCGCCGAGGACCGTGAGCGGCCGCACCTTGCGCCCCGACCAATGCGCCTTGATCTCGGCCAGAAGGTCGCGCAGTTCGCCGTAGAGCGGCACCTCGTAAGACAGTCGGCCCTTGGACTTGCCGGTCGGCAGGTCGATCGACTTCTCCCCGACGTGCCGCCACTCGAGGCGCAGCAGGTCGGACTTCCGCAGGCCCGTCAGCGTGGCCAGCCGCAGGGCGAACATGAACTCCTTGCTGCTGTGCTTGGCGAACAGGTCGATGTCCTCGGGGAGCCAGATCAGGCCCGAGCGGTCGGCCTCGTAGAGGTTGGAGATGCCGAAGCACGGGTTCGTCATCAGCGACCCGTTCTCGACAGCGTAGGAGAGGATCACGCTCAAGACCTGCTTGCCCGTGTCGGCCTGGCGCGGCGTGTCCTTCCACTCCGAGCGCCACTTCTTGATGACCTTGCGGATGCGCGGGTCGTTGAAGGACTTGATCGACAGCCGGCCGAGTCCGTCGCTGATCCGGTCGAACCAGGGTGTGTAGGTCTTCTTCGTGGTCTCGGACAGGCGCGCGAAGTCGTCGCTGGCCTTGTAGTCGACCACGAGGCGCCGGATCGTCCGGCTCTCCTCCGGCCGCTGGCGGAAGGCGATCAGCGCCTCGAGGAACTCGCGGGAGCCGGGCTCGCCCGGCAGGCGCGGCCCGCCGCGCTCGGCGTACCAATAGGTCCGGCCCTTAGCGACGACGCGGTGAACGCCCTTCATCGGAATGTCGGTCAAGCCACTCTCCGATCTCGTCTCGCTCTTGGGTGGGTGCGGAGGGCTGGCCGTCCGCCGTGATGATGGAAATAAGCCCGGTATGACGGTTCACGTCAATGCGGGTGATGGTCAGTCCGGCGGCCTGTGTCGCCTTCAGCGCCTTCTCGAGATCGCGTTCGGTGAAGGCGGGGGCGGTCATGATGCGATCTTCACCGGCACGCCTGCCTTGTTGGCCCGGCCGATCATGTCTGCCGTCCCGCGGCCGCCTGGGAAGGCCAGCACCAGATCAGGACAACCCTCGGTCAACATGCGCGCGTTACGGCTCGGGCCCGCCGAGAGACCAAGTGCCGACCAATCGGCGGGATAGGGCTCGACCGGCGTCCAGTTCACCACGGCCCACTCGTCGGCCCAGCGATCCGCGCCTGTGGGGCAGTCGCCGTGGATGATGACCGTGCCGTTGCGCGGCATCATCTCGCCCTCCTCGATCGTCAACTGATCGAGGGTGCGGAATACGAAGTCGCGATCGGCGAAATCCCGGCCGCCGCAGACAAGGATGCGAAGGGGCGGGCTCGTCATCCCAACCTCCGCCGCCCGGCCTCGGTGATCGCGAACTGGACACGCCCGCCGCCGAAGTCGATCTTCGACACGAGTCCCTCCTTCATGAGATCGAGAAAGACGATGGCCGCGGCGATCGCCTCGACCGTCTCGAGCGGGCTCGGCATGGTGTGCGGGCCTTCGTCGCGGAGGAACTCGAGCGCGAGGGTGTCGGCCTTCTGGCGCGGCGTCATCGGTCTCTCCGCCAGATCAGTTCGGCGTCCTTGAAGCCGCGGCGGTAGCCGCGCTCGTAGAGTTCGTAGCCGGCCCAGGCGGCGAGCACGCCGATGAGAGGCAGGAGAGCGAGGAGGGGGGTCATCAGTACGCCTTCCCGCCGGCCGCTTCGCGGGCCTCCGGTTTGTGGTCCGGCCGCACGGCGTTGAAGGCCATCTTCTCCGCGATGGCGCCGCCCAGATCGAGGTTCAGAGCACCGGCCAGATCGGCGATGCGGATGACGGCGTCGGCCAGTTCGACCTCGATCATCGAGCGATGCGGCAGCTTGTCGTCCATCAGGCCCTTGCGGTGGCCTTCCATGGCCTCGCTGATCTCGGAGTGGATCAGGCACAGCTTTTGGGCGACGAGGGCGCCACCCCAAAGCCCGCCGTTGCGCGCCGCCTCGGTGAGGTCTTCCTCGCCCTTGCGCCACCAACCGGCGGCCGACGACGCGCCGAAGGCGGCGTCACGGAGGACGTTGCCTGCGGCTACGATTTCTAGATTCATCTGGCTCATATTGCGTCCTTAACTCGTTGTTTCGTCAAATGAAATCCGGCACAGAACCGGCACTCGTAAATGCGGAGGTCATCGGCTCCGTAGGTCATCCGCGTGCGGCGGGTGAGGCTGGCCTGCTCCCAGGTGCGATAGCGTTTCTTCCCGCCGCACTCGCTCTGGCGCTGCGCGCCCCAGCCTTTGCGCGCCTGCTTCATCGCGCGTGCTCCAAGAACGCCTCCATAAGCGGCTGCACGACGGCGACCTCGTCAGGATCGGAGCGAAGGCGGCGTGCGGTCTCGGCGCACGCCTTATAGGTCGCCGCACGGCTGCGACCGATGATCGGCGCCAGATTGCGCGCTGCGATCCCGGTGATCGCTTGGGCGACGTATGTGCCGCGGCGCTTCGACGTCCAACACGGCCCGCCGTGGGCTTCGTGGGACGCCTGCATGATCTGGCGGACGAGGTCGTTCACGCCGCCTCCTCCGCCGTCGCGCCGAACACTTTCTCGTCGATCCAGGCGGCGAGTTCGGGGGTGCAGCGGTAGCCGGTCTTGTATCGGCTCTCGACGGCCGGCCCCCCTGCCGCTTTCAGGGCGGCGCGAAGGTGGGCGATGCAGACCGAGACGACGTTCGTCTCGGGCCCCTCGCCGGTCGGTTTCATGAAGACCTCTTTGTAGATGGCCTCCGAGGAAATCCACACTCCCGTCCGACCCCAGAGCAGGGCCATGACCTTTGCGACTTGCGGCCGGCAGTTCAGGACCGCGCGAATGTCCTGCCAGTCCTCCGCCCGCGTCAGGTCGCGGATGCGCTCTTTCAGCCAGGCGATCTCCGCCCGCAGTTGTTCCTCGACCTGGCTCACGCGGCCTCCCCCTCGAAGAGAACCGCCTGGTCGGGATGGACGCGCAGACGTTTCGGCCGGCGGGGCGTGATGGTGGCGACGACCGGGCCATCGGTGTTGACGATGATCGGCTTGGTGCAGACCGTCGCGAGGATTTCGGCCAGCACGCGGTTCTCGTTCTGCCACTCGGCCGCGAGGGCGCGGGCGCCCGCGCGCACGTTCTCCGGCACCTCCTCGAAGCGCGGGACCGGCACGAGAGCCCAGCCGAGCGAGCCGAGGCACGCCTCGATCGTCGACAGGCCCGGCGTGTTGTCGGTGCGCCACGCCTTGAAGGTGTGCGGCAGGACGTTGGACCGGAAGGACAGTTCCTCGTAGGTCACGCCCTGCCGCTGCATCTCGGCGAAGACGAGACGGGCCAGCGGGTGCGCCCGCGGCGGGACGGTGACGCGGCTGGGCTTCTTGGGGGCGGGAGCCTTAGCCATCCCAATACTCCGCATCCACCTCGACCGCATCGGCCGGCGAGAACCAGAAGCAGCCCCACTCGTCGCGCGCCTCGTCGGCCAGTTCGAGCAGGCTTTCGGTGTAGGGCCATGCGTGCTCGGGCGGCCAGCCGTAACGGACCTCGAGGTGGAGCGCGCAGGCCATCCGCCACAGCGGCTTGTTCAGCCACCAGAGGAAGTCCATCACGACCCAGGCGAGAGAGACGAGAGCGGCGGTCATGACCTACTCCGCCATCGCCGCGTTCGACCGCACCGCCGCGACCAGGCCCAGGAAGTCGGGGTTGGCCGGCGAGGCGATCAGATGCTTGATCCGATCGTCGCACTGGCGAATCTCGACCTCCTCGCCGTCCATGGCCGACAGCACGTTCAGCAGATAGCGCGGGTCGAATGCCGCGAACTCGAACCCCTCGGTCGTGTCGACCTCGACCCCGTCGCGCACCTCGCCGCCGTTGGAGTTGAAGCCCTTGACCTCGAGATCGGTCTCGGCGCGCGGGATCAGCAACACGACGGCGCGCACGCCCTCGGCGTCCATCCCCAACCGGGCCCGCTCGATCGACTCGATCAGGGCGGCGCGGGGCGCGGTGATCGTGCCCGCCGGCGGCGCCGACAGGAAGCCGAGCACCTGGGCCAGCGGATAGGTCTCGGCGATCAGCTTGGACCCGAGACGGTAGGCGTGGTTCGAGAACTCGACCTTGTTCTTCGACACGGCGAGAACGACGCGCTCCTCACTCTTGAAGACGCGCAGGGCCGCGTCGACCGTCTCGTTCGGCACGGTCACGCCGGCGAAAGAGACGTCGGTCGCGGCCGTGACCATGGCCACCATGTAGCGGTTGGTGGCGACGAAGCGCATCACGCCGTCCTGGGCGGCGACGTGGACGCCCTGAAGCATGACGTTGGTCAGGCCGTTCGGCTCGGACATCGGCCGCGGCGGGCCGAAGCGGTCGGCCAGATCGGCGCCTGTCATCTCGACCTCGACGCTGGCTGCGTCGTCGAGCCATGACGGGAACAGCTTGGGCGACAGGGTCGGCAGTTTCGAGCGTGACCGGCCGCACTTGACGATCAGGTGCTCGCCCTCGAGTTCGATGGCGACGTCCTTGTCCTTCGGCAGGCGCCCGACCAAGGCGGTCAGCGCGGCGGCGGATACGGTCGTGTCGCCCGTGGCGTCGACACCGGCCGGTGTCTTCGCCTCGGCGAAGCGGTCCATGTCGGTCGAGGCGATCAGCAGGAAGCCGTCGATCGCGGTCAGGCGCAGGTTCGTCACGATCGGCGCGGCGTGCGACTTCGGCGCGACCGCCCCGCCCTTGGACAGGGCGGCGGCGAGGCGGGGTTGGGGGATGGTGAGTTTCATTCGGGGCGCATCTCGAGACGGTAGTCTCCGTCTTCGGTCTGAACGACGCCGCCCTCGTCGGGGCCGGAGGTGATCGTGGCGGTTCGGAACGGGGCGCCATCGGCGAATACACCGCCGATGTGTCCGTAAACCGCCCCGAAGGCGAAGCGCCCGTCATCGGCGTCCTCGATGACGGCGTCCTTGATGGTGGCCCTGATTTGGGCGGGGGACTGAGTGCTCATCACGCCGCCACCGTCCAGCGCCGCGCGCCCTTGGTCGTGTGGAACTCGACATCGACCGGGACGCCGCCGATGTACGACCGCACGTTCTTCACGCGCCAGTTGGCTTGGCCCTTCGGCTTCTTGAACTTGCGGCCCAGCGGCGCCAGCGAGCCCGGTCCCTGCACGACGGTCTTGACGCGGCAGGCGCGGAGGGTCTCGAGGACGGCCTGACGGGCCCCGCGCTCACGCCGCGCGTCGAGGCGCTTCTTGGCGATGCGGGCGACCCGCCTGATCTGTTGACGTTGCATCTTGGTCTCTCCGTTGAAAATGGATTGGTCAGAAAGCGTCGCGCTCGAGGGCGCGGATCGCGTCGCCGAAACCGTGCGGCTGGCGCTGTGGGAACAGGATCGAGCCCAGATCGCAAATGGCGGTCTGGAAATCCTCGCCCTCGATCAGGAGGCGGATGGGGTTGTCGCCGCGCCAGGTCTTGACGGCGTCCTTCGCCTCGTCGAAGCGGTTGGCGCGCAGCAGGTCGTAGACGTCTTCGCCGTCCCGGCGAATCGACGGCGGGAAATCGGTGCTCTCGCCCCAGGTCCAAGTCTGCATGAAAAAGCCTCGGCTGCGTTCGATGCAACCGAGGCTAGGCGGACGTTTCCGCTATGTCAACGGATAAATCGGTCGTCGGTTCCGATTTATCCGGCGGACCCCACGATCCGGTGCAGATGCTCGATGTCGGTCTTCGGCACGAGCAGGGTCTCGGGGTTGGCCAGGTAGCCCAGGCGGACGGCCGCGCCCTCGTATCCGACGAGTCGGGCGACCGACACGTCGCCGCTCTTGCGCCGAGCAAGCACGAAGTCGCCTGCCCGCGGCACGAGGCCGGGGTGAAGATAGATGATCTCGCCGATGAAGTATCTCGGCTCCATGTGCGGAGTAGAGACCGACCATGCGTAGGCGCTGTTCACATGCGCGAGGGGCGGAATCACAGGCACCTTGTCCACCGCTTCAGTAGAGGCCCTGACCCAGAGGTCTTCTGACAGCGAGGATGACGAGAACAAGTCAATGAGTCGTTGAGGCTGCACATTATTTGCGCGCAGTTCCCGGCCTGGCTCGGCCCCTGTCGCCACCCGACGCGGCGTCTCTTGTCTTCCAATAAGGTAGTCCAGATCGCAGTCAAGAACCTCGGCCAACTTTATCAACCGAGGCGTTGAGGGCTCGCGCGATCGGCCGTGAACGACGTCGCCCACATAAGAGAGGCCGAAGCCCGCCCGCCGGCCCGCCTCTCTCTCGGAGATGCCGAGCGCGGTCAGTCGCTCGCGCAACCTTTCGGCAAGGTTGGATAGCGGGCTCTGCGAAATATTCTGTTCGTCCGTTGACAGCACCGGATTCGTCCGTTACTCGATTGGACATGCAGATACGCGCAACCGACACAAAGGTTGCACGCACCCAAGCGACCGTGGAATAAAACCTAGCATGACGAACGGCGATACGCAAGAAGTTCTGGCGCTGCGCGAACAGGTTCAAACCCTGCGCGCAAAGCTGGCCGACACGCAAGCCGTTCTTCCCGCCGAGTGGAAGTTGACGGTGACGGAAGATCGCGTGTTCCGCGCCCTGCTCGCCGTCGACTGCGCCACCCGCGCGTCCATCGCCGAGGGCGCGGCCGTGCCGGAGACCCGCACGATCGACGTCTACATCGCCCGCATCCGCAAGAAGCTGACGCCCTTCGGCGTCGAGATCGAAACGGTGCGCGACCGCGGCTGGCGTCTCGTCGGCCGCTTCACCTGGCAGCGCGTCCTCAACGCGCAAGCCGCCTGATCCCAACCGCAGGAGAGAACCACCCATGGCGATGTCCCTCGCCTCCCTGAAAAAGAGCGCGCCGCGCTCGAACCCCTTCGGCCTGATCTACGGGGTCGAGAAGGTCGGCAAGACCTCGCTGGCCTGCGAGGCGCCCAAGCCGATCCTGCTGCGGACGCCGGGCGAAAACCCGCCGGCGGGCGTCGAGGTCGACACCTTCGAGGACGAGGCGAAGACGCTGAACGACTTCTTCGACGCGGTCGGCTCGCTCATCACCGAGGACCACGACTTCCAAACCTTCATCATCGACTCGGGCGACGGCCTGAACCGCCTGGTCGAGGACGAGGCGTGCAAGCGCAACGGCTGGCCGTCGATCGAGGAGCCCGGCTACGGCAAGGGCTATGTCGAGGCCCTGAACATCTGGAACAACGAGGTGCTGGCCGCCCTGTCCGACCTGCGGACGATCAAGGGCATGAGCGTCCTGCTCATCACCCACGCCGAGATCACCAAGTTCGATTCGCCGACGAGCGACTCCTACAACCGCTACCGCCCGAACCTGCGGAAGAACGTCGCCGACCTGATCCAGGCTCAGGCCGACTTCATCGCCTTCGTCAACCATCGGGTGTCGATCGTGAAGGAGAAGGGCGGCTTCAACCAGGAGACCAAGCGCGGCGAGGGCGCCGGCCTGCGGGTCATGTATTTCGACGAGCGCCCCGGCTTCATCGCCGGCTCCCGCTACAACCACCCCAGCGAGATCACCTACAAGCCCGGCAAGGGCTGGGAGGAGATCGCCAAGCACCTTCCGGGCAGCGCGTCGTGACGCCGGCGCCCGACTACGACCTCCGACGCAAGGTGGCCCTTCTGGGGCTTCTCGTCTGCATCGGCTGGCTGGCCGTGATCGGCGGCATCGCCGTCATCGCCGCCTTCATCCACCTCCTCACCAACTGAACGAAGGACTTCCCTCACCATGGCCAGCCTCGGTCAAATCGACGCCAACGTCGAAGCCAATGCCTCGACGGGCGGCTCGGGCTCCGTCACCATCATCCCCGAAGACGTCTATGAACTCGAAATCTTCGAGTCCGACGTCAAGCTGAACTCGACGGGCAAGGGCCAGAACCTCGACTACAAGGTGCGCGTCGCGTCCGGCCCGCACAAGGGCGTCTGGTGGTTCGACGGCATCACCTCGATCCAGCACGAGAGCGCCCAGGCGCAGCAGATCGCGCAGGGCCAGCTTCGCGCCCTGGCGCAGGCGTGCGACCTGCCGTGGCCGCTTCAGAGCGGCGACAGCGATCAGTTCCACTTCCGGCCCTTCCACGCCCAGGTCGGCATCGAGACCTACTTCTCGAGGAAGCACCAGAAGGAGATGTCGAAGAACAAGATCGTCAAGTATCTGTTCGACGGCGTCGAGCCCGACCCGATCCCCGAGGGCAAGCCGCCCGCCTCCGCGGCGCCGCAGTCGCCCCCGCCTCCGCCGCCTTCGTCTTCGGCCGGCGGCCGGTCCTGGCAGCGCCGGACCTAAGACCATCCTGAAACCGCCGGGGCTTCGGCCCCGGCTCTTTTCCCGCCCCTTGCGGAAGAACGCTATTTCTATGTCGAAACCCCGCCTCCTCGATCTGTTCTGCTGCGCTGGCGGCGCCGGCATGGGCTACGCCCGCGCTGGGTTCGAGGTGACGGGCGTCGACGTGGTCGTTCGCAAGAACAACCCGCACCCGGTGATCGAGCGTGACTGCTTGGACCTCGACCCCGCATGGATCGCGGCGAACTTCGACGCCGTCCACGCCAGCCCGCCGTGCCAGGGGTACACGGACCTGCGCCATGCGCCGGGCGCGCGGGGTGCGCCGCGCCTGATCGCGCCCGTCCGCGACATGCTCGAGGCCAGCGGACTCCCCTACGTCATCGAGAACGTCGAGGGCGCACGCGCAGAGATGCACGCCCCCATCACCCTGTGCGGCACGATGTTCGGCCTGGGCGCCTATGGCTGCGAACTTCAGCGCCATCGCCTGTTCGAGAGCAACGTCGAGATCGCCCCGCCCGGTCCTTGCGCCCACTCCGGCGGCGCGGTGATCGGGGTCTACGGCGGACACGCCCGCAACCGCTCGGCCAAGAAGGGCGGCCGCGGCACGAAGGACGAATGGCCGGCGGGACACCGCGACGCCATGGGCCGCGCCATGGGAATCGACTGGATGACCTGCGGCGAGATGAGCGAAGCGATTCCGCCCGCCTACACCGAGCACCTGGGGCGTCAGCTTCTCGCCCATCTGTCGCGTCGCGAGGCCGCCTGAATGGCCCCGCTCCCGCGCCCACGCTCGAGCATTCCCGATCTCGTCTACGCCGCCTATGAGGCGCGGGCGGAGGATTGGGGTGGGCTCGGCTTCTCGCCGTCCATGCTGGGGACCGAGTGCGACCGCGCGCTCTGGTATCTGTTCCGCTGGGCTTCGGCGAAGGAGAAGTTCAGCGGCCGGATGCTGCGCCTGTTTCAGACGGGCCACATCGAGGAGGAGCGGATCATCGCCGACCTCCGCATGGCCGGCATCGAGGTTCTCGACGTCGACCCGGCCAACGGTCGCCAGTGGTCGGCCCGCGCTCTGGCCGGGCACGTCCGCGGCAAGCTGGACGGCATCATCCCCGAGGGCGTGCCAGAAGCGCCGACGAAGGCGCATGTGCTCGAGTGCAAGAGCCACTCCGACAAGTCGTTCGGCAAGGTCAAGGTCCACGGCGTCCACAAGGGCAAGTTCGAGCATTGGGTTCAATGCCAGATTTACATGCACGTCCGCGGCATCGACCGGGCCCTCTACGCCGCCGTCAACAAGAACACCGATGAGGTCTATTACGAGCGCGTCGAATACGACAACGCATGGTGCGTTCGTCTGTTCGCCCGCCTCGAGCGCATCATCGCCATGGACCAGCCGCCCGTCCCGATCAGCGAGAAGCGCGAGGCGCCCGACTGCCGGTTCTGCAAGGCCAAGCCGTTGTGCCTGGGCGAGTCGTTCGCGCGGGTGAACTGCCGGACCTGCCTGCACGCCACACCCCTCATGTCGGGCGACGCGGCGTGGGACTGCTCCCGCTGGGCGAAGCCGCTCTCCGCCGACGAACAGCGCGCCGCCTGCCCCGCCCACCTCTTCATCCCCGCCCTCGTCCCCGGCGAACAGATCGACGTGGACGAGGAGCGCGAGACCGTCACCTACACCCTTCGCGACGGCCGCACCTGGATCGACGGCGAACAGCCGTCGCCGGAGCCCATCGCCAACCCCGAGAGCCTGAATGTCGAGTGAGTTCTGGACGCCCGAGCGCGTCGAAAAACTGCGGAAGCTGTGGATCGACGAGGACCGTTCGGCCGGCTTCATCGCGAAGGTCATGAAGACCACGCGCTCGGCCATCTGCGGCAAGGCGAACCGCATGGGCTGGCGTGTCCCCCATCGCGTGACGGTGAAGGGCTCCAACTCCAACGGCATGTCGACCGTCGTCCGCTTCAGCCTCAAGGAACAGAGGATCATGCCCCCGAAGATCAACGCCGATGGCCTGCACGACCTGCCGGCCGAAGACGTGCCGACCGCCAAGCCGATCGCGCTGAAAGAGGGCGGCGAGTGCGCCTGGCCCGTGGGTGACGACCGCGCGTGCTGCGCCCCCATCGTGCGCGGCGGCTATTGCGCGGCGCACGCCGAGCGGGCCTACCGCCCGGCCGCGCCGATCGACCTGAAGTCCCTGCTGAAGGCGGCGGCGTGATGGGGAAGCGTTCTGAGTTCGAGCGTCGCAAGAACGACCTCTACGAGACCTTCGACCCGCGCGCCGTCGCGGCCCTGCTGCCGCATCTGATGCCGCAGACGCGGTTCGTCGAGCCGTGCGCCGGCGCGGGGCGGCTGGTCGAACAACTCATCGCCGCAGGACACATTTGCGTCGGCGCGAGCGACATCGAACCTCTGGCCGAGGGCATCCGCAAGATCGACGCCATGAAGATCAAGGCGGAGGGGATCGACGCCTTCATCACGAACCCGCCGTGGACCCGCGCGCTCCTGCATCCGCTGATAGTTCACCTGTCCGACCAGGCCCCGACCTGGCTTCTGTTCGACGCCGACTGGAAGCACACGAAGCAGGCCGCCCCGCTCCTGCCGCGTCTGCGCCGGGTCGTCAGCATCGGCCGCCTAAAATGGATCGAGGGGTCCAAGATGGACGGCAAGGACAACTGCTGCTGGTATCTGTTCACGCGGCCGGGCAACGCGCTCCCCGATTTCGTCGGGAGGGCCGCATGATCCCTGCCGCGCACCAGGCCGCGCACGCCGCGCTTCAGGCGAACACCGGCAAGCAGCCGACCGAGATCATCTCGGCCCTCTATCGCCAAGGCTTCGTTGTCGTGCCTCTGGCGATGCTGACGCCTGCGGCGAAGGCCGAGGCGGACGTGAAGCGGGTGCGGGGATGAAGGGCCACGTCGTTCATTGCCGCGTCATGCCCTATGACGTCTACATCGGCCGCCCCTCCAAGTGGGGAAATCCGTTCGTCATCGGGCGCGACGGCACACGCGACGAGGTCATCGCGAAATACCGCGCCTGGGTTGTCACCCAGCCCGACCTCATGGCCAGCCTCGGCGAACTGAAGGGCAAGACGCTCGGCTGCTGGTGCGGCCCCGCCGCCTGTCACGGCGACGTGCTTGTCGAGTTGGCGGAGGTCGCGTCGTGACCTGGACCCCTCGCGACTATCAAGCTGAGGCGATCGAGGCTGGACTCGACGCCCTCGCCGAAGGGACCGACAGCCTGATCGTGGTCCCGACCGGCGGCGGCAAGGCCGGCATCATCTGCACGATCATGCGGCGGATGCTGGACGAGTTCGGGCCGTTGCGGATCGTCAACGCCACCCACGTCGCCGAACTCGTGCAGCAGAACTACGAGGAGTTGATCGGCATGTGGGAGTGGGCGCCTGCCGGCGTCTATTCCGCGGGTCTGGGGCGGCGCGAGATGCACGCCCAAATTCTCTTCGCGGGCATCCAGTCGGTCTACAACAAGGCCGCGAAGCTGGGCCGGGTCGACGCGCTGTTCATCGACGAGGCGCACCTGATCCCCAAGAAGGGCAACGGCCAGTACCTCACCTTCATCCGCGACCTGCGCGAGATGAACCCCGACATGCGCCTGATGGGCTTCACGGCGACCGACTATCGCATCGACTCCGGCCGCCTGACCGAGGGCGACGACGCGCTGTTCCAGAAGGTCGCCTACGAGGTCGGAATCCGCCGGCTGATCGACGACGGCTATCTCTCGACCCTCGTCACCAAGGCCACGGCCGCCGAGATGGACGTCTCGGGCGTCGGCCGCACGGGCGGCGACTTCAAGGCGGGCGAACTTCAGGCGGCGGTCGACAAGGACGAACTGACCACGGCCATCGTCGACGAGATCGTCCACTACGGCCAGGCGCGGCGTTCCTGGCTGGTCTTCGGCGCGGGCGTCGAGCACGCGCATCACCTCGCCGACGAGATCAGGCGGCGCGGCTACAGCGCAGCGACGATCACGGGCGAGACCCCGGCGGGCGAGCGGAAGCAGATCATCGAAGACTTCCGCAGCGGCCGCATCCGGGCCCTGACGAACGCCTCGGTGCTGACGACCGGCTTCAACGCCCCCGGCGTGGACCTGCTGGCGATGGCGCGGCCGACCGAGTCGACGAGCCTGTACGTTCAGATATGCGGGCGCGGCACGCGGCCGATCTACGCGCGGGGCCACGACCTCTCGACGCGCGAGGGGCGGCTGGCCGCCATCGCGGCGGGGCCGAAGCCGAACTGCCTGGTGCTGGACTTCGCCGGGAACATCAAGCGGCACGGGCCGATCGACATGGTCAAGCCGCGCAAGCCCGGCTCCGGCAAGGGCGATGCACCCGTGAAGACCTGCCCGAAGTGCTACTCGGTGGTCCACGCCTCCGTCATGGAATGCCCTGACTGCGGGCATCAGTGGGAGCGACAGGTCAGCGACAAGATCACGAAGACGGCCGCCGCGGCGCCGATCCTGTCCAAGTCGGAGGCGACCTGGGTCAAGGTCACGCAGCGCACGTTCCGGCGTCACGAGAAGTTCGGCTCGCCGCCCAGCGTGCGCGTCGACTATCTCTGCGGCGTGGTCGCGCACAAGGAGTGGGTGGCCGTCGAGAACCCCAAGGCGGCGGGCCTGGTCCGCGGCTGGTGGAAAGGGTGCGGCGGGGCCGAACCGACCCCGACGACCGTGGACGAGATGCTAAGTCGAGTGGGCGAACTCCGCCCGATCGACGAAATCCGCATCGAGGCGGATGGCAAATACTGGCGCGTCACGGGACGTCGGAACGGCGGCGACGCCGAGGACGTGGTGGGGCAGCCGGCGGCCCCGACGTCGGGGTGGCGTTCGCCGGCGATCACGCACTACGACCTCAACGACGA